CTCTGCAAGCACGAATATTTAGCAAAAACACGCCTGGGAAATTTTTTAATCGAATCCCTTAAAAAGGAGAAAAACAATGTCAAAAAATAATCAAGTTCAAGATGATAATGAAAAACTTCGTAAAGATTTTAAGCGTTTTATTAATAGTAAAAAGTTTATTGATTTTATAGTTCAAAATGCTCCAGATATTTATGTTTCAACTATTATTTTTGAGGCTCTTGATAAAGCATTAAAGGAAATTTAATTGACAACTTTTAATTTATAATGATATAATATTAATGTAAGATAAAATAGTGACGAAAGGTGTCAATTTTGAATCAAAGGGTAAGCATTCATAATCACACTTATTTTAGTAATCTTCGCCTACTTGATGCTTTATCGTCACCAGAGGCGTTGATTGACAAAGCAATTGAATTAGGTCTTGCAGGAATCGGAATTAGTGACCATGAATCTTTATCAAGTCATGTTAGAGTAAATAAATATGCTCAAAAAATTAAAGAAGATTATCCAGATTTTAAAGTAATTCTAGGTAATGAAATTTATTTAACTAAAACTAGAGATTCAGGACAAAAATATTATCACTTTCTTTTAGCTGCTAAAGATGAAATTGGTCATAAAACTATGCGGGAATTATCAAGTATTGCTTGGTTAAATAGTTATTTTGATAGAGGGTTACAAAGAGTTCCTACACTTTATGATGAATTAAAAGAAATTGTTTTAAAATATGGCAAAGGTCATCTTATTGCTAGTTCAGCATGTATAGGTTCAAATCTTGGACAAAATATCTTAAAAATGCGAGAAGCAGATATTATTGGAGATATTACTTCTCGTAAAGAAGCACATGATGATATTGTTAATCATGTATTATTTTGTCAAGACTTATTTGGAGATGATTTTTATTTTGAAATTGCTCCAGCATTATATGAAGAACAAATTTATGTTAATCAAAAAACTTATGAATTAAGTAAAATATTTGGAACTAAAGTAACAGTTCAAGATGATAGTCACAGAATAACTCAAGAAGATTATATTGCTCATAAAGCTCTTCTTAATAGTAAACAAGGAGAGCGAGAAGATATTGATAGTTTTTATCAATATACTTATCTTCAAAGTTATGAAGATATTAGAAAACATTTAGCTCCAACCAATTTAGATTGTGATGAACTGTTTGCTAATAGTATGGAAATTTATAATAAAGTAGAAGAATATTCTTTACTTCATAATCAGAAAGTAGTTCAAGTAGCAGTACAAGATTTTCCTAAAAAAGAAAAAACTGAATTAGATAAAGAAAAATATTCTGTTTTAAATTCTTTATATAATAGTGATAATATTCAAGAAAGAAATTGGGTTAATCAATGTATTAATAAACTTAAAGAAAAAAATATTTTTAATGATTTATATTTAACAGAATTAGAGTATGAAGCAGATATTCAAAAAGTTGTTGGAGAAAAATTAGGAACTTGTTTATTTGCTTATCCTCTTTTTCTTCAACACTATATTGATTTATTTTGGGAGTGCGGAAGTCCTGTTGGAGTCGCTAGAGGATCGGGCGCAGCTGGTCTTAACCACTATCTTCTTGGTATTACTCAGTTAGATCCCCTTAAAGAAGGTTTTAAATATTGGCGATTTCTTAATAAAGAGCGCCTAGAGCTACCAGATATAGATATAGATACGGCACCAGATCGAAAACAAGCGGTCTTTAGTAAAATAAGAGAAGAACGAGGTCCACTTGGTTTAGTTCAAATTTGTACATTTGGTACTCTAAGTAGTCGAGCATCTGTACAAAGTGCTTGTAGGGGTTATAGATCAGCTGAATATCCAAATGGAATTGATGTAGATGAAGCTCAATATTTAACTTCTCTTATTGGTAGTGAAAGAGGTTTTGTATGGAGTATCCATGATACTGTTTATGGTAATCCAGATAAAAATAGAAAACCTGTTAAAAATTTTGTTAATGCTGTTAGTAAATATTCAGGTTTATTAGATATTATTCTTAAACTTGAAGGTTGTATATCTCATAGAGGTATTCATGCAAGTGGAGTTCTCTTTCTTGATAAAGGTCATGAGTATGATATTAATGCATTAATGATGGCTCCTGATGGATCAATAACAACACAATATGACCTTCACGATGCAGAGTCAACTGGAAATGTTAAGTATGACTTCCTTTACACAGATGTTGAAAGCAAAATAGCTCAATGTCTACAACTTTTACAAGAACATGGTAAAATTGAAAAAGATTTAACTTTACGTGAAGCTTATAATAAATATTTACACCCAGATGTTCTTCCAATGGAAGAAGATAAGCTTTGGGATGCAATTGATAAAGCAAATATTCCTAGTCTTTTTCAATTAACTTCTATGGTTGGTTCTCAAACAGTTAAAAAATTAAGACCTAGAAATATTAAAACATTAAATGATGTTAATGGTATTATGCGTCTTATGGCTGATGATAGTGGTGAGTCTCCAACAGATAGATATGCAAGACTTCAAAATAATCCTCAACAATGGGAAGATGAAATGAATTATTATAATCTTACCCAAGAGGAAAAGAATGTTATTAGAGAATATGTCAATAATGGAGTTTTAATTGATCAAGAGACTCTAATGAGAATTCTTATGGATGAAAGAGTTTGTTCATTTTCTCTTAAGGAATCTAATGCAGCTCGTAAAATCGTAGCTAAAAAACAAATGAATCAAATTGAAAAACTACATCAACAAATTCTTAATAAGGCAACAAGTGAAGCGATGGGAAAATATCTATGGTTCCTCCTAGCTCCGTCCATGGGCTATAGTTTTTCATCCATTCATGGAACAAGTTACAGTTATATTGCCGTTCAATGTGCATATCTTGCCACATATTTTCCATCTATTTATTGGAATACTGCTTGTGTACGAGTAGATGCGGGATTAGGATTAGATGATACAACCGCATATGAAAAAATTGCTAGAGCATTAGGAAATATCAAAGAACAAGGTATTGGTATTTCAACAATTGATATTAATAAATCTGGGATGTCTTTTGAGCCAGATGAAAAAAACAATACAATTATTTATGGATTAAAAGCACTTAATGGAGTAGGTGGAGAAATTACTCAACAAATTATTGATAATAGACCTTATACCTCTGTTGATAATTTTAAAGAAAAAGTTAAAGTAAATAAAACTGTAATGATATCTTTAATTAAATCTGGTGCTTTTGATGAATTTGGTCCAAGAGACAAGATAATGAAAGATTATTTATATATCACGTGCGGGCCAAAGAAAAGAATTACTCTTCAAAATTTTAAAGGTTTAATGGATAGGAACCTTATCCCGCAAGAATTTGAATTTCAAAAAAGATTATTTGTTTTTAATAAAGCATTAAAAGCAAATTGTAAAATTGGTGATATGTATGGTATAAACTTTAATTATTATGATTTTTATGAAGAGTTTTTTGATACATCATTACTTGAACCTCTTGGTCAAGGTTTAGGAATTCCTCAAAAAACTTGGGATAAACTTTATAAAAATGGAATGGATCCTGTAAGAGATTATTTTAAAGCAAATCAACAAGAAATTTTAGATTTATTTAATAATACTCTTTTACAAGAAGAATGGGATAAGTATGCTCAAGGAACTCTTTCTACATGGGAAATGGATTCTTTATCTTTTTATTCTCATGAACATGAATTAAGTCATATTGACAATTCTAGATATAATATAGTAAACTATAATAGTCTTAAAAGAGAACCTGAAATTGAATATATGTTTAAAAGAAATGGACATGATATTCCTATTTATAAAACTTTTAGAATTGCTGGAACTGTAATTGCTAAAAATAGCACTAAATCAATTGTAACTATTTTAACAACAGATAATAATGTTGTAGATATTAAGTTTACAAGAGATTATTTTGCAAAATATAATAAAAGAATTAGTGAAATTGGTTTAGATGGGAAAAAACATATCATAGAAAAAGGATTCTTTGATAAAGGAACATTAGTAATTATTAATGGTTTTAGACGTGGAGATATGTTTGTTTCTAAAAAATATTCAAGAACAAAAAGTCATCAATTATATAAAATTATTAAAATTAATCAAGATGGAAGTCTTGAGATAACAAATAATAGAGCAGGAGAAGAGTAAAAATATTCTTCTCCTTTTGGAGATAAAATGAATGAATATTGATTTGTACATGAGCCTAAACCTGAATGGGTGCGGGAATTGCAAGAACAAGGAATTTTAACTGGCCCTGAATATGCTGCTGTAACTATAGTATATACTTTTTATACAGGAGAACATAAAGATTATCTTTATGATGGAGATGCTTTAATTAAAACTACAGAAGGTATTATTGCTCCAATTTCTTATCAGTGGATAGACAGAGCTAAAAGAAAAAATCCAGATATGAAATTATATTCACCAGTTGAAGGACAAATGGAAGAAATTCTTGCATCTATTTATTCCAATTTGGGCAAAAATAAATAAATTGTAAATTTTTAATTATATTATAAATAAGTGAGCACAAAATCTAGTATAGGGAGGAATAGATGATTACACTTTATAGTACAGGTTGTCCTCGTTGTAAAGTTTTAGAGCAAAAACTTCAACAAAAAAATATTGATTTTAATATAGAATCAGATATGCAAACTATTATTGATATGGGTTTTAGAGCAGCTCCTATTCTTAAAGTAGATGAAAACTTTTATGATTTTGGAGGAGCTATTAAGTGGGTAAATTCATATGAAGATTAATATGAAATTAAACCGCAATTTTACAACTCAATATAATAAATTGCAAGGTGAATTTGGAACAGAAATTGCAGAATTAAATGGTTTTGGAGATGAGCAACTTTCTTATACGGATTTTATTTCTAATTTTATAGATAAACAAACAGTAGCAGATGCTTCTATTGATAGTAATTCAAATGTTAGTCATAAAGACATTGTAACTTTAGAAAGAGAAATGCCTAAACCTCATTCTAAGCTTTTAGCTTTTAATAAAATTTATTATGAAATTCAAAAGAAATATGGGTTTAAAACAGCTAATGAGTGGTTGCGGGCAGAGTGGATAGGTCAGCTTTATATGCACGACGCTCCATCATCAACATTTAGACACTATTGTTTTGCTTATGACTTAAAAGATTTAGCAGAAAGAGGGTTATACTTCTTTCCTGAAAGAAATGCTAAACCAGCAGAGCATTATACAACTTTTATTGATTTTGTAAAAGAGTTTGTTAATTATACTTGTAATCGATCTTCAGGTGCAGTAGGGTTGCCAAATCTTCTTCCATATATGTTTTACTTCTGGAAAAAAGATATAAATGACGATTATCTAGGCATACGAACTTCGGGCAATGAACGATACTATGCTGATCAGGGATTCCAACGATTTATTTACGCGGTAAACCAAAACATCATGAGAGATGGTTCACAATCAGCTTTCACAAATACATCAATTTTTGATCGACCATATTTTGAAGCTCTTTTTGGTGGATCAACATTTCCTGATGGAACCTTTATGATTGATTATGAAGAAGAAATAATTGAATTTCAAAAATGGTATATGGAAGTTATGTCTGAAATTCGATCAACTAATATGTTAACATTCCCAGTAAACACAATATCTCTTCTTCGTAAAGAAGGAAAATATGATTTAAACACTCTTGATGGTTTTGTTGATCAAAATTTTGCAGAGTGGGCTATTAAACATAATATGAAATGGTCAGATTCAAATATTTTTCAAGATACATCTGTTAATAGTTTATCAAATTGTTGTCGATTAAAAAGTGATATTGCTGAGCTTGGCTATTTTAATAGCGTCGGGGGATCAGCACTTAAAGTCGGATCTGTTAAAGTATCGACAATAAATCTTGCTCGTTTAGCATTAGATACAGATTCAGAAGAAGAATATTTACAAGAACTTGAATATAGATTAATTTTAAATCTTAAAGCTCTTGATTGTATTCGCCATATAATTCAAAGAAATGTTGACAAGGGTTTGCTTCCTAATTTTTCATATGGCTTAGTTGATTTCCCGCATCTTTATAATACAATTGGCTTCCTTGGTGTTTATGAAACAATGAAAAAATTTGGATACACTAAAGTAGATACATTAGGTAATACTTATTATACTGATAAAGCTTCTTTGTTCGGTCAGAAAATTTTTGAAACTATTCGTGAAGTATCTAATCAATTTATTAAAGATAATAATTTAGATTATAAGATTAATTGTGAACAAATTCCTGGTGAAAATGCAGCAGATAAATTGATGAAAAAAGATAAATTCTTTTATCCAAATGCTAATATTTATGATTTACCATTATATGGTAATCAATTTATTCCTTTAGGAATTCAAACTACTGGACAAGAAAGAGTTAGAATTCAGGCGCAATTTGATGCTTTCTGTAATGGAGGATCAATACTCCATTATAATATTGATGCACCTTTTACAAGTTACGAAAAAGCTTTATATATGACTAATTATATTGCTCAAAAAGGTGTTACATATTTTGCATTTAATACTCGAATTTCTACATGTAAAGATAATCATGCATTTTATGGCAACGGGCCTTGTCCAGTATGTGGTAAACCAAAAGACGCAGAATTTACTAGAATTGTCGGTTTCTACACAAAAATTAACAGTTGGAGCCAGACTCGCAAAGATGAATTTAAACTTCGTAAATGGGATAACATCAATGATAATTAAAGGTATTATTTCTGAAGATTTTATTAATTATAAAAAACCTTGTATGGTTATAGAATTTCCAGTTTGTAAAAACTTTAAATGCGGGCAAGCCCTATGTCAAAACAATCCATTAATAAAATATCCAGATATAGAAATTAGTTATTCTCAAATTGTTAAAAAATACATGGAAAATGATATTACACAAGCTATTGTTTTTATGGGGCTAGAACCTTTTGATAGTCCGCATGATTTATTTCTTTTAATTGAAGAATTTAGAAAATATACAATGGATGATATTGTAATTTACACTGGATATTACTGGAATGAAATTTCTACATATGTAGCTATGCTAGTGGATTATAAAAATATTATTATTAAATACGGTAGATACATTCCCAATCAAACTCCACACTATGATGAAGTTTTAGGCGTAAAATTGGTAAGTGATAATCAATATGCTGCAAAGATCAGTTAGGAATAAATATGTATTATAATAATTATTTTAACAACAACAATAATACTACTATTTTAATTATAATTATAGCTTGTACTCTTATAGTTGGTTTAAGTTTTCTTTTATTTGCTTTTGGCTATTGGCTAATAACTTTAATAGCTGCTCAAATTTTTAATTTTATAATTCCATTTGAATGGACATATGCTTTAGGAGCTTATGCAATATTAATAATTATTAGATTATTTATGTTACCAAGTGGTCAATCTAAATAAAAAATGCCTCAACAAAAGAATAAAAAATTCTAATGTTGAGGCTTATTTTTTTTGACATTTTATTTAATAATATAGTATAATATAATAAAACGAAAGGAGATTATATGGGAGATGTTTCTTTAGGTACTGTATATGATATTAATAAAACTGTATATAGTAATCAATCAGAAAAAATGCCAGAAGCTTTAGTTCAATCCATGTTAAAAAAAGTTTCAAGCTGGTTTAAAACTAAAGCTCTTTGTGAAGCACAATATTATATGTTTCTTTGTCGTGACCGTAATGATTATACAATTTTTAATTTTATAAAAAATAATCCAGAAAAAGGAATCAAAGAATTAATTGAATTAATTCAATCTCGTGGAATTCTTAAAGATATTGTCTATAATGAAAAATATAATTATTATGAATTTTGGATTAGTATAGATACAGAAGGATTTAGACCAGAAATGTATATGTATATTCTTTTTCCATGTAATGAATTTGTAATCGAGATTGGAGATTAAATATGGATATGATGATTGCTGCTCGTCCCGCAGCTAATATTACAATTATGATTACGCAAGAAACTCCAGAATATGATGCTCAAATGGTAGCTTCTCAAACTGTTTTTGAAAAAGATTTGGAAAAAACAATTAGAAAATATTTAAATGATTATAAAATCGAAACAATGTCTATATACGGTCCTTTAGATTATATTGAACATTTAGCTGATACTCTTGGTAAAACTTTTAATCGTGAAATTACTATAATTGGAGCTGGTGTATAATGATTAAATATCTTCTTAAAACAACTGAAGAATATCGTCTTGAAACTGTAGAAGATGTAAAAACTTTTCATAAAAAACTTCAACAAGATGCTATAAATCAAGGATATACGCTAAGCTCTTTTGGATATACACAAAAGTCAACAACTGCTCGTGGAGAAATTATTGATGAATGGTGTGTTGTAAAAGTTATAAAAATATTCCAAAAAGATAAAGAACCAGAAAATGCACTTAATAAAATTACTTATGAAACTTTTAATAGAGAGGAGTTTAATGGAGATTAAAATAAAATATGAACATGATGATGTCCCTCGATTAAATAAAATTGTTCAAGGAGATTGAATTGATTTAACTTTAGATGAAGATATTCAATTAGATAAAGGGCAATCAGGACTATTTTCTTTAGGAGTGTGTATTCAATTACCAAAAGGATATGAAGCAATTTTAGCTCCAAGAAGTTCAACATTTAAACGTTATCATTTACTTCAAACCAACTCAATTGGTGTTATTGATAATTCTTATTGTGGAAATAATGATATCTGGAAAGTTAGTTTTTATGCCACCGAAACTACTTTTGTTCCAAGAGGAACAAGAATTTGTCAATTTAGAATAATTAAAAATCAACCTGAAATTAATTTTATAGAAGTTTCATCCCTTAATAATCAAGATAGAAATGGTTTTGGTTCAACAGGATAATGATTTTATCTTTAGATCAAGCATTAGTCACAACAGGTTGAGCAATTTTTGATGAAAATAAATTAATAGCTTATGACAGTTTTACTATAAATGGAAAAGATTCTATTGAAAAAAGATTAGGATTTATTTTTCAAAGATTAATAGAATTATATAATAAATATGAGTTTGATTATTTAGTATTTGAAGATATTCAACAGCAACAAAATCCAAGTACATATAAAAAACTTGCATATGTTCAAGCGATTATTTTACTTTGATGTTTTTATAATCAAATTAATTTTACAGTATTAAGTCCTTCTCAATGAAGAAAAATATTAGGTGGAAATTTTGGAAGAAAAAGAGAAGAACAAAAACAAAAAGCTATTAATTTAGTAAAACAATATTATAATATAAATGTTGATTCAGATATTGCGGATGCAATATGTATTGGAAAAGCCTATTTAGATAGTCATAAACAATTAGGATTCGGGGTGATTTAAATTGTCTCTTTTTATTGTGGCAATTATTATAGCATTAGTCCTATTATTCTTTGCAGGCTATTGTAGAAAAACTAAAGATAATAAATATGATAATTATTCAAAAGCTACAGGACCTCTTATTATAGCAGCAATTATAGTAGCTTTAACAGGTACATTTTTATCTTGCGTTTATACTCAAGATGTAGGTGAAGTTGTTATTCTTCGTAATCTTGGAGGTCAATTAGCTGGAACAACTGAAGAAGCAGGTTTTCATTTTAAAGCTCCTTGGCAAGATACTATTGATTATGATATTCGTAACAATATTATTAATCTTTATCGAGATGATGAATATTCCTATGATAATGGAACAGCTCATGGAGCAGAAGTAACAGTTTATGATAAATCAGGCGCTCAAGCAAATGTAGATGTTCAAGTAATTTATTCCTTAGACCCAGATGCAGCAATTGATCTTTATACTAAATACCAAGAACAAGAAAACTTTATTCAAATTTCCGCAGTAAATAATGTGCGGGATGCTGCAAGAAATGTATCAGGACAATTTACTACAATTGAAATGTTAAATGCTCGTGAAAACTATGCTAAAGCAATTTATGATAAACTTTCAGCAGATTGGGATAAAATAGGATTACATGTCGAAGAGGTCAACGTACAGGACATCAGATACAATCAGGAAATTGTTGATGCTTATAATGCTGCTCAAAAAACAGAAATTTCCAAAGTTGAAGCATTAAATCAACAAGAAACCGAAAAAGTTAAAATGGATACTGAAGTCATGAAAGCTCAAAAAGAAGCAGAAGCTAATAAAATTAGAAGTGATTCTCTAACTCCTGAAATTCTTCAACAAGAATATATTGAAGCTCTTAAAAATGGTAACGCTATTTATGTAGTTCCTGAAGGTTCTACTCCAATAGTCAATCTAGATAAGAAAGCAGAATAAAATTGAAATTTTTAAATATTCTTTTTATTGCAATTCTAAGTTTAAGTATTTTAGGATGTAATAAACCACAAACCCAAGAGAAGAAAGATGAAGAAGTAATAACTGTGCGGGACGAGGAAGCACCTCGTGATGGAAGTCAAGCCGGTTCTAATGCAGTCGATATCCCGCACTTCCTCGCCACTTTAGATAATGAAAGATTTACTTATTCTTATTCACCTATTGGATATGATAATATTGATATTGAAATGACTAAAGATTTAAATTGTATTCAACAAATTACAAATTGTTTTGGATATAAGTTTGATATACAAAAATTTTATGATGATTATTTTGATAGCATGAATCTTCATACTGATGTAACTCCAGTTCAAGGAAGTTTTGGACCTTCTGGATGTGTAGAATTTACAAAAACATATTATTCAGATAATGATATTCCAATAAGTGTAGAAGAAATTTCTGGTATTGATTTTGAAACTTTTACAAATATTGTTAATCATAATTGGCCTATTATGGTATGGTATACATTAGATGATAGTCAATTTGGTGGAGAAATACAATATTGGCCTTTCTATTATCCAATGATTGCTACTAAAGTAGATGAAGAAAATGTTTATTTGTTTGATGCAATTAATGGTGAAAAAGTAGAATCTATTTCTGAATTTCAAAGAATTTGGGAGAAATGCGGAAATTATTGTTTAGTTTTCTTTTAAAAATAGACATAAAAAAAGAGGGGTACTCAATTAAGAGTACCCCTTATTTTTTTACCATTTATTATCATTTAAAGAGCATTGTAAGGCTTTAACAGATTCTCTACCAAAATATCCATCTACATCAATATCGTAACCTTTATTAACTAACCATTGCTGGAGAGCTCTTGAGGTCCCAGGGCCTCATTGACCATCAACTTCCGCACCAACTTTACTTTGAATAGCTTCAACTAATTGAGAACCAGTTCCGCTATCATATTCAACATTATACATTCCTCAATGGTAATCTTTATTTCCAAGCCATTGACCGCTAATAACACCATCTTCATAAGTACCTAATGTGTGCTGTAAATCAATAATAGTATTTCATCCACCAATACCATCAATTTCAAGTTTTCCACCATCGCGATTATTTTTTGGATCAGTTGAAACATCTGGTGTGAAATTTCCACTATCAGAATTACTATAATGAGGTCTAATAACATAGGCTACGTTACCCATATTACGATATTTTTCTTGTACGGCATTACCAACATTACCTTCAATTGTTGGGAATCCAGAGCCATCAAAACTTCCTGTTGCAAATCCAATATGGTCAGTAGCTCCATCTCAATCCCAATTAAAGATAACAATGTCTCCATACTGTACATTATATTTATCTACAGCATAATTTTTTGCGCCATTATTTAGAGCTAAATCTGTATTATAAGTTGGGAAACCTTTAACTACAACTCCTGCTTGTTCTAAGCATCAACTTACAAACATGCAGCACCATCAAATTTCAACAGAAGGTCCAGCAAGCCAATCTTCATCTCACTTATCAGCCAATCAACGACCATATTTAGAACCTGGTTCAGGATCATTAGGAGCATAATATCCTAATTCACCATAAGCAACGTCAATAACACTTTTAGCTGTTCCACTCATTTGTTTACTTTCTTCTTCTTTTTTTTCCTCTATTGGTTCATCAGTTTGAATAGTTTGTCCAGCAGCTATTCTTGCGGGATAGTCGATACAACACCAATCGCAATCGTGATAACCACTAACATCATCAAATACTATATGACCATCAGATAATCTAATTCCGCCTTGCTGTCACATTCCAATATCTCCAGCTTCAGTTGGTCAAGAAGCTTTTCATCAAGCAATTCAATTAGCATAGTCACGAAGTTCATCTGCATACATATTGTTTAATCATGCATTTCCACCAGTATAAAGTCCTGCATAATATCCTCTATTACGGAGAGTATCGCAAAAAACTTTAATAACATCAGTTAAAGTACGTGCTGATAACTGGAATTGTCTTGGATCTTCAACATCTGTGTAACAAGGTAAATCAAATTTATGTCCATCAAGTAAATCTGCAAAGTGATTAGCATCTTTTCTTGAATTTTCTGTATCTGTAGTAACTGTATAATAATATGCTCCAATATGAAGTCCAGCAGCTACAGCTTTTTTATAATTATTTTCAAATTGTCCGTCTTTATAACGTCCTAAATTTGTTTCATTTCCACCAGCTTTAATAATAACGCCTCAAAGTCCTCTCTGACGTTTTCAAGCTGCTAAATCAATATCCCCATCTCAATGAGAGATATCAAGAACAAGTTCTTTCATTTTCCGCACCTCTTTTCTATATAAAAAAAGAGTCCCATATTTCAGGGACTCTTTTTATTTTATTCTTTTAGATGAGCAGGCTGCTTTTTTAATTCATGCATTAGTATGTCTGCTTGAAGAGCGGGTTGAGTAAAACTGTTATTCTTCCATCAAGCGATAATAGAAGCTACAACAACAGCAACACCTGAAGCAATTTCATAAATATTGTTTTCATCAATATCAATAGGAGTTCACCCAAGTAAAGCGCAAAAAGCATTAACTAATGCAATAAATAGAACAATGGTTCTAGCAATAGTCCCAGGTTCAATTGAAAGCAATCCGTCTAAATTAATTGTTTTTGCTTCAGCCATTTAAAACACCTTCTTTAATTAATTAATTATTCTCCAGTTCCGCTTCCACCAGCGACGAGTGCATCAATCTCTGCATTAGTAGCAAATGTAATATCTGCATCTAAGACATATGGAGAAAGATCAACGAAGCCAGGAAGTACATCAAATTTATAAGCAGGAGACTGACCAGTTGTGTCAGTATCAACAACAACTACATTGGTTCCAGCAGGATAAGTCTTAGTTACTCCACTAGCATATTCAACGAAGTCACTAGTAATAGTAAAGGAGTCAGTAACATTATAAACGTTACCAAGAACACCAACAGCTAGAGTTGGTAGACTTGCAAATGCTACAGAACCAGCAGGCTTATAAACAGTAGCAATCTGAGCAGCTACAGTGTCATCAACATAAGTTTTAACAGCTGCGCCTGTTGGAAGTTTAGCATCATTAGCAAGTGTAGTCTCAACGTCTTTATAAGCAGCAGCGTCAAGACCATGAACGGCTACATCTGAACCATTAACAGCAACAGTACCATTTGTAGCACCTTCGGCAACTGTAACATTAACTTTCTTGGTTGTGCTATCAGGAGTTAAATCTGTAGCATTAACTTGGACACCAAGAACTGGAATTGTTACGTCAACCTTTTTGTTAGCATCAGGAGTTAAGTCAGTACCATTATATTGAACACCAAGAATTGGAACTTCAACATCAACAGCACCATCAGCATCCTGTGTTAGAGCTGTACCATTACACTTAACAGTTTTTACTGCACCAGCAGGAGCAAATGTTTCTGTAGCTTTCTGCCATAAACGTTGAATACCAGCCCAATCAACGAGTTTCATCGCCATATAATCACCCTTTCTTTCTAATTACCTTGTATAATTTCTTCTATTTCATCATCTGTAACAGCTCTAAATCCAAAGTCCTCTAATGTTTGATTCCCTGTAAGTTCAACTCCATTAATAGAAGGTTTGTTTGTAACATAAAGATAATCTGTTACACCTTCGAGTTCAACTTCTTCTAATCATTTTGTAATATCTTCTACACTTTGATTCATAACTATTGCAGCTTGTGAAAACAAATTATAATCATCAGAAGCAATAAATTTATCTAAGTCTATTGGGTCTGCGGAAATAGTAACTTGAAAATCATCTGTTCCAATTAAACTATTATTATCAACTTTTTCAATTTTACAAATAATATGTCCTTCTTGAATCATTTTTGATGGTCAAGCTATTTCTCAGACTGGATTAATTTTTAAAGTTTTATCTCCAACTTCAATACAATTAAATACATTATAGCCTTGAATATCTAATTCTTGATGATGCCATTTTAAATAAATTTTAGTAGAAGAAGTAAAAACAGAAGCAGCTTCTTGAGAAAAAATTACTTTTAATTTTTTTCCATTAATATCATTGCCACTAAATATCATATCTTCTATTGGTTGATAAAAAGATTTTATTTCTAAAATACAAGAAGTTAATGATAACATATTCACCTCTTCCTTTAATCAATTCTCACTAAAATTATTATAAAATAGGGCATCTTACTTTTTGTAAAATGCCCTAAATTTTATTAATTTTGTTCTGGAATATAGAAGTAACCTTTATCTGTATTATTATTAACAGAGCCATCTTTACGATAAGCAATATAAATAGTATGCGGGATTCCTTCCAAATTCTCAAATTTTGCTTCTTTATAATTCATATTAGAATTACCATAAGTATTATAATTATAATTACTAGTAGTAGGTTGAGCATCTATTTTCATAATTAAATAGTCATAATTGGATTCTCCATATGAACAATATTTAATGATAAATGTATCATATCCATCAATATTAATCATACAAGTATCAGTAGTATTATGTTGATTTGTATGTTTACTACTATAATATACTGTATGACCATCTACTTGAGTTCCACTATTAGCTCATTCATCATTATTAAGGTCTATAATATATTCTTGTTGAATTAATATTACTCTTAATATCTTTGTAGCAGTTATACTATTATTATAAATACTAGTAGCTGTAATAATTAAAGTATCTCCATCAGAAGCATTTACTAATTTAACTAAACCATTAGTATCAATAATAGCGTTACCTTCAATAGACCAAGTTACTCCACGATATTGCGGGTCAACATCAATACTATCATCTGGGTCTATATAGACAGGAGTTAATTGAGCAACTCTATCATAAACATCTTGTTTATAACAATTGATAGTTTCAATATTGGAATCTAATCTTATAGATACTAATTCTTTATCAGAGCCATCTTTAAAAGCGCTTAAAACATTTTTTCATTGATAAGCTGCTTTATATGTTGGGAATAAGCTTAATGGAATATAAATAGAGGTTACACCAGTAGAAGAAAGATATGTATTAGTATCTGAATTAAAGTTTTTAAATACTCCACGAGCATAAATTGTTCTAAGATTTGTCGCATATCTAAATATTTCTGATGTAGAATTAACTGCTGAAAAATCTCAACCAGAAATATCTATTGTATTTAATTTATCACAATAATAAAATAATCCATATAAATCTGTGACTGTTGAGAATGTTCATTTAGACATATCGAGTTCAGTAATTGCTCTATCATATCAAAACATTTGTCTAATAGTAGTAAGATATGGAGTATGCATTTCTCCAAAATGAATACTTGTTAAACTAGGATTGTTTGCAAACATAGCTTGCATTGTAGTAACATTTGTTACATCCAATAGATCAAAGTCAAAAGTTTTAATTCTTGTTTCATTAAAAGCATGACTTAAACTAGTAATTTGTGAGGTTTCACTATTAATAATATCAAAAGAGCCAATCTGATAACGACCACTTAAAGTAATATAAGTTCCACTAAAATTATTAAATGTAATATTTAATGTACCAGCGCTAATATCATTCATAGTAGAAATAATGGTACTAATTCTACCGCAATCACTACAATTAATAAATTCTGTATTGGTAATTTTACTATCATAACGAAACATGTTAGATACATTTGCGGAAGATGGTATATGTGGAATAATAACACTCGTTAAATTTGAACAATTTGCCATTGAATATTGTAAATTATTAATTTTATCAACAGATAATTTTGTAGCATCAAGAATTGTCATTTTACCTTCATAGAAAGCATAATTAAAATTACAGTCTGCTTGTTCTCGCATATTTCATTTTGAAGTATCTAAAATAGTTAAATAAGGACACATATGGAAACAATATGTATAATTAGTTACATTTGAAAAATCCATATTAATATCTTTAAGATTATGAATTCCAGTTCCCGCATAAGCATAATTTAATGAATTAGGTTTATTTCTTTCATGAATAATAATTTCTCCATTGTTATTTTCTACTCAATTAACCATATTAATATTTTTAATTCTAATAGCACTTCTAATAAATTCATTAAAATTATTATTAATAGTACCTTCAACAATTAAAGTAATAAAACTATTACTATTATTAGCTCCATTACAAATTCATCTAATTAAACTATTTCCACCTGTTCAACCATTACATTCAGAAAAATAAATATTTTGAAGAGCAGAACAACCTTTTAAACAATCAGTGGCATAGCCACTATCATAATCATAAAGTTGCTTAGCATTCCTAAATTCAATTGTGTCAAGAGTAATACAATTTTCAAACATATGAGTCATATGTAAATAATAAGCTCGATTAGCAACTACTAAATTTGGAAATTCTATATAATCAATAGACGTACATTCTGCAAACATATAATCATAATAAATATCTGTTCCTTTATTAATATTCATATTATAATTTTCAGGGAAAATAATCTTTTCAAGTAAACCACATTGATAAAACATATATCTTGAATCTTGAATTTTAGTAAAATTAGAATAACCAATATCTACAGTTACTAAATTAACACATCCAGAAAACATATATTGAGTATTATTTACATTTCCAACATTTCAAGTAGTCATATTTATTTCTGTAACAAATACTTCCATATTATTAGCTATAGTTCCAGAATCTTCCATAAATTTAATTTTAGTTATGGCTCTACAATTTTGAAACATGCAAGACATATTAGTTATAGGAGAAGTGTCAGCATCATTTGTGGTTGTTGTTAATCTAAATCAATCAATATAATCTAATTCATAACAATTTTGGAATCAACCTTGCATACTAGTAATTCCAATAAATTTAGAATATTTTAAATTAATAGATTTTAAAGCTCAACATCCAGTAAATAAATATTGAGCACCAGAACTACTTAATTCAACAAAATTTACACTACTTAAAGTTAAATTTGTTAAAGAATGACAATTAATAAACATTCTGCTAATATTAGTAGCTCTACATGGATTAGTAAATAAATAATTAATATTTAAAGTTTCAAGAGCATAACAATTTCCAAACATATATTCTAGACTTCTACCACCAACTCATGGGCTAGAATTATTATTTTGTCCAACTCTTGTAAATGAAACATTGTGTAAGTCTAAAGATTTTAAAGCTCTACAATGATTAAACATACTTTGACAATACATTACATTAGAAAATAATCAGCCATTATCTCCTTGATGTGTATTAATTTCTTCAAGAGCATAACAATTTTGTAACATACAGGTTGTACTATAAGCGCCAATCATATTGAAATGTTGATTTAAAGTTTTTAAAGCATAACAATGTTGAAACATGTATTGGAAATTGGTACATTTTTGAGAAATAAAACTATCAGGAAAAGTTAATTCTTCAAGAGCATGGCATCCTTCAAACATCCCGTCAACTCTTTGAAGATTTGCTCCTCCAAAGGTTTCTGGAATTCTAATTGATTGAAGAGCATAACATCATTGAAACATTCTTTCTGCACTAGTATTATTTATCATTGTAAAAGTATCTGGAAGATATAATTCTTCAAGAGACTCACAATAACAAAACATATACGTAGCATTATCTCCACTTCATAAAGAAGTATTAAAATTAGGAATCAAGAGATGCTGTAATGATTTACAATTATAAAACATTTGATAAAAATCAGAACATTTAATAGTATTAAAACTTGTTAAATCTAACTCTTGTAAAGATTGACAATCATAAAACATTTCATACATTGTAGTAACATTTTCTGTTGAAAAATTACTAAAATCTAAAGTTTCAAGTTTAGTACATGCATAAAACATTTCAGAAAAAGTAGTTACTAAATCTGTATTTAATGGAGTTAAATCAAAAGTTACTAAAGAAGAACAATAACAAAACATATTAGCACAATTAGTTAAACTGTGTCAATATTCCATACCACTAATATCTAAAGTAGTTAAATTAATACAATCATAAAATAAATTAGATACATTTTTAATACTTTGTCCTTGAGCCCCTCATGTAGACATATCAATAGTAGTACCTCTATATCCTCTAAATAAATTAGCAATACTAGTACAAGTATTAATATTTCACTCTTCTAGATGAAGATCAACACTACTACCACAATAAGTTCCGCCTATTGATTTTCCTGCTAAATAGAAAGTATTATCTCTATAAATAACTCTTTGTAATGCTGAGCATCCTCAAAATTGAGCCTGAATATTTTTAACATGTTCAGTCCAAAAACTAGAAAGATTAATAGTTCGAATAGTATTAGCATTTAAAAACATTACTGCTCAATTAATAGAAGTAGTTGTTTCTTGAATATTTCATTGAGACAAATCTACACTAGTTCCCTTATAGCCACTAAACATTGCTACAAAACTTGTTTGCTGTGAAACATCTCAATGACCAATATTTAAAGGAATTTTAATATTATAAAACATTTGCCCAACTGCTGTATAATATGTATATCTCATACTTCCATTAGTACCAGTATCAATTCATCTTGTAGAATAGTTTTCATTACTTCAATAATCAATTGAATTAGCCTTCATTATAAATGAATTTGTTTCAAAAGTTTTAAGTTTAGAACAATTATAAAACATAGCTTCAAAATTTACAACTTTAGAAGTATTAAATGTTTGAATTTTTAAAGTAATTAAATTAGTACATTCAGCAAACATTTCTGCCATACTTGTTCCTTGAGAAGTATCTCAATTAGAAAATATTAATTCCGTACCTTTATAACCATAAAACATTCTAATAAAATATTTCATTAAAGAGGTATTAAAAAGAGTCAAATCATGAATTTGTCCTATACTTCCATTGAACATGTCTCTAACATTTACACTAGAATGGAACTTTCATTCATTTGTTATATACAAATCCTGTAAATTAGAGGTTCCATAAAACATTTCTGACATATTGGTACAAAATTCAATATTAAAGTCTGAAAGAGTAATTGTAATTGCCTTACAGTTATAAAACATTTGTGACATATTAATACAAGATTCGGTATTAAAATCTAAAAGAGTAACTGTAGTTGCTTTACATTCTCTAAACATCTGCGACATATTGGTACAAACTTCTGTATTAAAATTTGAAAGTGCGATTGTAGTTAATACAACATTTGTATTATAAAACATTTGATACATTGTTGTTACATGAGAAACATCTCAAGTAGAAATATTAATTTCTGGAAGAAAACATCCACCAAACATATAAGTCATATCTGTAACTGAAGAAGTATCCCAAGTATTAAATAAAATTCAAGGAGCATGTACATCTGCAAAAGTATTAATCATATTCTGTACAGAAGAAATATCTCAAGTAGATAAATCTAATCCATTAGTAAAAGTAGACAGCCTAAACATAGCTCTGAAAGAAGTAATATTAGAAACATTTCAATTTGCAACGTTTATATTTGTAAAAGTTGAACGATACAACATTGCTCTTAAATTAGTAATATTACTAAAATCTAAATTTTCAGCTTCTAATGTTCCAATAGTAGAATCATAAAAGAAACTAAAATCACTATCTCAACTAAGAATATTTGTTAAACTAGTAATATCTCAATCTGTAATATTAATTAAATTTGCAGTACATCCTCTAAAAATAAATTGCATATTAGTACAATTACTCATATCTCAGGTTCTTAAATCTAATTCAAGACTAGATGTTCCCATTTCTCTAAACATACCACTAGCATTTAAAACTTCACTAGTATCAAGAATATCTAATCCTTCAATAGACTGCAAACCTTTTAATTTATAAAACATATTCATACTATTAGCATTTAAAATAATAGGTGCTGCAACTTCAAAAGTAATAGTAATTGTTCCAGTATCATTATCTCAATTAGCTACTACTGGAGAACCTTGAGAACCAATAGCAATACCAGATTTTTGAATACCATTTTCAAATATTATATGTTTAATTTTAGTATCTTCAAAATTACCATCTGTAACATTACTTCCATTTGCCATACGTTTAATAGTATAAGAAAATTCACCACCAGAAATTAATCTAGAATTATATTTTTCTGGAAGAAGCGGAAAATCATAATATGTTTCTACTTTAATAGGAATATCTTCATTTCAAACAGTATACATATTTTGAACACCAGTATACATATCTTTAGGAAATTGCATTGGATATAAAACTATATTGTAATCTAAGTAAGTAGAAGAGACATAGAAAAACGCTCTATCCTCATTTGAATCAACACTACCATCCTTACGATAAAGTAAAGTAATAGTATGCGGATTATCATCATAAATTTCATATACAACTGTAGTATATGTCGTACTTGGTTTTCCATAAGTATGATATTCACAATTAGAAGTTGATAATCCAGAAGTTTGATCAAGTTTACTAACAATTAAATAATCATAATTTGATTCTCCATTAGAACGAACTCTAATAGAAAATCTTGAATAACCTTGTATAGTTAAATAACAATAAGCATTTCCATTAGCAATATGATAGTTAGAATTACTTTTATAAATTTGAGAACCATTTATAGCATTATCACCATCTTCAATCCATTGGTCATTTAAATCAATAGATCAAGAAGCATCAGATAGGTGTTTAATAGAATATCCTTCTATTTCTGCATTTCTAGCAGTATCATAAAATTGTCCTATATCCATTTGCTGCATAGCTAAACAATTATATAAACCATTTTCTTTTTCAGTATAATTAAATAACGTTCTATGTTTGCGGAAATCGAGGTATGTCATACTTTCACAACCAGAAAAAATTTCTCGCATATCCCGCAAATAATTAGAACATAATAATACTATATTAGTTTCAATAGTTTTACAATTCATCATCATTTGATAAGCTGAAACGACGGTATTAAAAATAATTTCAGGATAGCGCTCTTGTTTAATTTCTATTAAATTATAACAATTCTTAAACATTTTATCAGCATTTTTAATATACATAAAAGGAAATACTTTAGTAACTAAATCATAAGTAGGAGCTGCACCTGTAGATTTTGTTCCTTTTGGTCAAATAATTTTTTCAAGTTCATAACAATTTTCAAACATTGATGACATATTACCAATATTTTCAGATGTTAAACCAAGATTTCCATTATTATTATATGGTAATCCGGTAGCTTGAGCTAAATTATGATAAGTTTGGAACATCCAAGTACTTAAATCAATTTCTTGTAATTTTCTACAATCTTTAAATATTCTAACAAATCAATATTTTTGACTATTACTAGTATTTTCAGAAGGAGAATATTCAGTTGTAGTACCTCTTCAATCACCAAATTTTAGATTAACTAAAACTAAATTTTCAAGATTATAACAACCATCAAAAGTTCCTTCAAATTCTTGAGTTGTATTATAATTAGTAATATCTATAGGTCTATCATTTGGAAATTTAATACTTGTAATTTTATGACAGTTATAGAAAGTTTCTTTCAATGAAGTTAATTGAATATCATAACCGCCATATTGATGCCAACTCCTATTACCTCCAGTAATTCAATTATAACCAGCATTTGGATTTGTTTTAGGAATAAATTTAGAAAAATCCATTTCCATTTCTAAATTTTTACAATTATAGAAAGTTTGACTTAAATTTCATAAAACCATATTTTGAGAACCATTACTTGATTTATCAAATTGACCATTAGTAGTAATACTCTTTAAGTTAGTAATATCAATTAATGATTCACAATTATAAAACATTTGTTTAAATTGATTATTAGAATGTCTATCAACATAATAAGTTCAACCACCACTTGGGGTATAATATCTCCTAAATGCTAAATTAATTTTTTCAGGTAGGATAATATGTTTAACATTTATACATTCTTTAAACATTCCTTCATAACAAGGACCATTAAAAACATTTGAATATTTTAAATTAATTTCTTCTAAAGATTTACAATTATAAAATAAATAAGAATAATCGTATAAATTTGTAAAAAAGAAATATTTTAAATCTAAACTTTGTAAAGATTCACAATTATAAAAACATCTACCTACTAATTCAGTTTTTCTTCAATAAGCACTAAAACCAAGAGATTGAGCATACTGTCCATGTAAATCTGTAATTGTAATTAAGGATTTACAATTATAAAAAATTCTATCAAAATTACAATATAAATAACAATTAGACATATCAAGTGCGGGAAGAGATTCACAATTTTCAAACATACTAGCAGCTTTTACAAGACGTCCATGAAATTCCATTTTAACAAAATCTAAATTAATTAAAGATTTACAATTACAGAACATATAAGAAACATCTGTGACACCTCTTGTTCTTCATCTATCAAAAATAATAGATACTAAAGATTCACAGTTTAAAAACATTTGGTTTGTAGAATATAATCACGGACTTTCAACATCTCCCATATCCAAAGATTGGAGATTAATACAGTCTTTAAACATTTTCTTAATATCTCTAGCCATATGCCAATTAAAATTAGATAAATCTAATTGAGTTGCCAAACAACCCTCAAATAAATTATTAAAATAAATATTTTCTTTATTAAATTGTGCGGTCAATTGCTCATAAATCACATCTGGCAACCAAGCAAAAATATAATCTTTCTTCCTTGGGAATATAATTGAAGAAATATCAATTTCTCTTAAATTATTACATCCAGTAAACATATATGACATATCTTGAACATTAATTGTATTAAAATTAGATAAATCTGCAAAAAGTAAGGAAGCACAATTATAAAACATATAAGACATATCTATAACATTATTTGTATCAAAATCTTTAAAATCAATTAAACTTAAAGATTCACAATTACTAAATAAATGTGTCATATCTGTTACTTTAGAAGTATCTATATTTTCAGGAAGTATAAGTTCTTTAAGATTTTTACATCCATTGAACATATATTCCATATCTATAACGTTAGAAAAATTAAAATGAGATAAATCAATATAATCAAATAATTCACAATTATTAAACATATAACTTGTATCAGTTAATGTTTGTAATTCTAAATTAGATAAATCTACAGTAATAAGCGAAAAACATCCGTCAAACAAATGAGAAATATTTGTAATATTTTCCCATTGAATCTTATTGAAATTGTTTATGCGTCGTAATTCCCGCATATCATAAAAAGTATATTCTGCATTATCTCTAATTACAAAATTTTCAGCTCTGGTTTGAATAATAATTTTTTTAGTGTCACTATTATAATAAATGTATGGCCCAACATATTCTATATCATTAATAGTAGTTATATATTGAGTACCATGTGGACTAACAATTCTTGTTCTAAAGTCTATACTTTTAATTTCTTGTAAAGAAACACCTTTAGTTGCAGAATAATTTTCTATCATATTCCGCAATGCCATCCCTGAATAAAATATATTATTATCAAAGCCATATGTTCTTTCTAGCAGCTCTTGGGTTACAGCTCTTTCTCTAATATATTTTCCAGGCCCATCAATTAAACCAGTAACATTAATATTAAAATTAGGAATAATACTTTCTTTAGTAGTATCATATTTTGATAAAATAACTTCGTTATCATTGTTAAGAGGAAGCTTATATCAAGGTTCATCCGTTGTTAATTGTTCATAACCATCTGTCTTTTCATAACTTTTATTAATTATAACAACATTTGCTGTTGGGATATAATTTTTTAAACATTTTCTTAAAGTAGAATTATAAGATTTTGTTGCTCTATTAATAGTTTTCATTCTTCCTCAATCAACATCTGAGAAATTAATAGAACGTAAATCTGAACAACCTTTAAACATAGTATCTAAACCATAGATATAATATCAATCATAATATTTCTCATCATATCCTCTATGTGTTTTTCTATAATTAGTTATATCTTCAAGATATATTTCATCACAAGGATCTTGAAAAGGAATTAATTCTTCTCTTGTAACAACAGGATTCATTTTAAAATTAGTAATATCAGTTAATCTCTCATCATCATTAAACATATATGCATAATTACAACAATAACTAGTATTAATTTTTTCAAAAGAAAAATCTTCAAGATAAATCATTCCAGAGAACATACCAGAACCATCTGCTGGAATATAAAATTCATTTTCTGGTGTTGCTACAATTAATGTTTTAGTATCATGGTCATAATCTCATGTTAAACTATTAGAATAAACTTTTTTACTATATTCATCTACTCTAACAACCAAACTATTAGGAAGCGGGAATAATACATTCGTTCTTCATTCTATATGTTTTATTACTTTTCCAGCAAATTGTTTACTAAAATTTTGACCTAAGAAATTATGCATAGAAGGATATTCATAATAAGGCTCTGGTTTGACTATACAATCTTCTCTAATATATCTACCTATTTGATGAAGATTTAATTGATAAGTTCTAATACCAGTATTTTGTTCTATCATATAATATGGTAAAGCTAATCCAATATCTTTTAAATATCCATTTCTATTTTGGTCAAGACCTAATAAACTAGAAGCAGCATCTTTATTCATTCCTGCATCAACTGCTAATTTAAATAAATCTTGCATATAAGCTTGTACGTATTTGTCTTGAATATAATCACTATATGGAAGATTTACTGCTGGAGTATATTGACTATTCATATTAGTAAACATACCCTCTTGTACCATATTACCAGTAGTTAAATCCATTACTTCTTGAGTAACTACTTCCGTATATGACATTCTTCAATCAATACGAAGTCCAGCTTCTACACTATTTAATAAATCATATCCTGGCACTCCACTAATATTATATCCCATAAAGGCACTACTAGAAGTCATTGTATTAACTTCTGTATAAGTAGTAATACTAGGTTTAATTCCTTCAACTGTTTGAAAATCTTGTCGTGGACTATAAGCATCATAATGTGCAATTTGTCATCCATTTACACTTAACATAGTTCTAGAACCTGTTAAAATTTCTTGTAAATTTCAACAATTATGAAAAGGAGAATTTACATGCAATGTTTCTTTACCAGAATAGAAGAAATTAATTCAATTAGTTCAATCAATTTTCTTTAATTGGTAACATTCAGAAAACATTCCTGAAATATTATTAATTGAAAAAACTGGACTATCAAAAGTAAATTCTTCAAGAGAAATACAAAAATGAAACATAAAACTTACATCTTTAAGAGATGGAACTTTTCAAAATAAATTTCTAGGATTTGTTTTTAAACTATAACAATGAGAAAACATGTTTTTCATTGAAACCAAATTTGGAGCAAATATAGGTTCAATATTAACAGTAGTTAAATTAGGACAATATGCAAATGTTTCTTGCATATATGTAACTTTACTGATATCAATACCCTGAAGATTTGCTTCTACGAGATTTGGACATTCAGAAAACATTTGAGTCATATTACTAGAACGTAATACTTTATCTCCATAAAATCTAAAATTAACAAATCCACATTGAGAAAACATTCCAATCATTTCACACTCATGATAAAAAGTTGGAAGTTTAACCTCAACTAAACAAGAACAATTTTTAAACATTCAATTTAAAATTCTAACATTGGAAGCGTCTCAAGAGGTCAAGTCAATTGTATTAATACTTAAACAACCTTGAAATCAACCCTGAAAACTTTTAACCAATGAAGTATCTAAATTACCTATATTAAAGATAAGTCATAATTCACTCATACCAGAAAACATATTGGTCATATCTTCTGGAACTACAACTTTTCCATTAAATACAATATTTTTAATTTCACTATTATAAGCAGACCATGGATTAGTAAGATATTCTTCTGATAGGTAGGTAACTTTATCAGGATCACCAATTACTAATGTCCCATGGTCTGTAATAGCCCAAGGACAATCACCATTATATCCAGAATAAAGAATTTCTCCACCTCGAATATATTTTTCAAGGTCAGACATTTCTTTTCCTGGAAGGTCATCAATAGCAGAAGAAAATTCGTAAGGCATATAGGTTTCATCTCGCCCATTCTTCTCACGAATAGCATCTGCAATATCCGTTAAAACAGATTTTTTAATAAATACTTCTTCTGCCATTTTATCTCCTTTTTAATTTGGGTAAATTACTCTATAAGTATCTGCTACATTTGCGGGAATATCGTATGTAATTTCACCAGTTGTTTGACTTTCATATCTAATATCAGGACTGGCCGCACTAGCTCTTTTATTAATACTAAATTCCCTATTAGCATAAAAATACATTTCTACATTATCTCCCATAATAATTTTATCTAATAAATATCCACCATCTTTACCACTACTAGCAGATAAAAAATAAGTTGTTGTGGGAGCGAAACCTTGATTTAATTCAATTTCTAATCCAGATAAATCAAGAGTTTTAATACATTCACATCCTGTTAAAGCATAACTAGCATTAACTGTAATAGTAGGTCTATAAGAACCTTGATAAACTTCAACAGAATCTTTTAATTTAAGAGGTAATAATTTAAAATAATTTTCTTCTCCATTTGGACCAACTTGGTCTAATCCTAATCTTCTACAATTATAAAACATTTGTTCCATATTATTTAATTCTAATGGCTCCATATTTTGCGGGAAATCAACCCTTCTAAGATTAATACAGTTAGCAAACATATAAGCCATATTTTTAATAAGAGTAGGATTCAATTCTCAAGTAGAAATATCTACACTATATAAACTAGAACAATATCTAAACATTTGAGCACAAGTAGTTAATGCTCCTACTGCTCATTGCGGGAAAGCAAGATTTTCTAAACTTGAACAATTTAAAAAAGCTCCTTGTAAGTTAATAAAAACAAAAGATGAAGATGTTTCAGGTTGATTAAAAATATGTAAATTAGTACAACCAGAAAACATTTCTTGTCCAATAAATGCTTGTCTAGGAGCTTGATTAAAAAATGTAATCTCATTTAACATTGTACATTTTTCAAGAATATTTCTAATATTCGTACAACTATATAGATTTAATGGCCGCAAATCAATTTCTTCAAGATAAGTACATCCTGAAAACATATAAGACATATTAACCACATTCTTTGTATTAAAAGTAGATAAATCAATTTGAGGCAATGTTTTACAATTCTGAAACATATAACTCATATCAGTGACCCGCACAGTAGTAATATCATTAAATTCTATTTCAATTAATCCTGTAAATGATGCAAATAACTTTGCACTATTGGGAGCAAAGAAAATTAATCTATTTGGAGTAAATACACTAAGTTCTCCACTTTCTATATCAAATGCAGCATAAGCTCCTGCATTATTATAATAATCTCCTACAGCTACATAGAAATCTAAATCAAATAAATCTTCGTCCATATTAGCATCTGTAGCATAAAAAATAATTTTTCTTACTTGACTATCTACTGTAGCAGAAGTAGTTTTAGTATTGCTCATATCATCATTAATAAAGTTTTTAATTCTTTTATTAAAGTTCTCTCCATTAGTTAAACTACCACAACCATAATATACGTCTCCACCATCTGGAACTATCGTACCTATAATATAAATATCCTCTGCTGTTATAACTTCTTCAAGACTTGCAGAATACATATTAACTGAGAATTTAATAGATTTTTCATTTTGAAAATAAGCAATATCATAACCTTGTGGAATAACCAATGTTCTAATACTACCACAATTTGTTAACATATCAGTAGCATTAATTGAGCTATTTGGTAAACCAGATGTTGAACTACCATTAAGAATTAAATTACTAAAATCAACTTCTTTTAATCTATAACAATTTTGTAAAAATCCTGTAAAATTAGTTACACTATATGTACTAAAAGGTAAAACAAATTCTGTAAATTGAACACAATTATTAAACATATTTGACATATTTTTTACTCTAGAAGTTGTTTCAAAAGAATCAAAGAATGTCATATTCTCTCATTTTAAACTAGTACATCCTTGAAACATACTAGCCATATTTGTAACATTATCCATATCAAAATTAAATAAATCTATTCCAGTTAAATTACTACAATTTTGGAACATACCACTCATATTTGTTACATTTGAAGTATTCCAATAGGTGAGATTTAATTGATTAGAACCTTTTCAATTTGCAAAAAAACTAGCTAAAGAAGTGCGGGCAGAGACATCTCAATAAGTTGTATCTATTTCCGCAGGACAATTTCTTCAAAAATTGCCAAATGGAACATCTTTAGTAATAACTCATCCAGCACCAGTTTCTACTTTTTCTAGAGAAGTACATCCATCAAAAAATGCTTCTAAAGAAATTGTTACACCTGATAAGTTTAATTTTGATAAATTTATATTTTTTAAAGAAGAACAATTTGCAAAAACAAATCGAGCAAAACATAAAACAGAAGTTGTTTCTCAATTACTGCAATCAAGTTCTTCTAATTTTTTACAATTATAAAAAGCATAATTTAATACAGATAATTTTTTAAGATTAGAAAAATTTTGGTATATATGAATTAAATTTTGACATTCATTAAAAGTATAGTGAAAAGTTGTTAGATTTCTTCCATCTCCAATTGAAGTTAAATCTACTTCAACTAATAAAGAACAATTATTAAACATTGATTGAAGAGATTCTACTGATTGCATATTAGATGGAAACTCAATAGCTCTTAATTGAGAACAAGAATTAAAAGCTGAATCAAAATATTTAACATTAGAAAAATCATTTTGAGAAAAATCTATTGCTGTTAAATTTGTACAATTTCTAAATAAACCTCTCATATCTATTACATTAGAAGTATTAATATTTTCAAAACCTAAAACTAATCAAAGAGAATCTAGTCCTCCAAATAAACCCATAATAGAAGTTTGTACTTCTATTGGTTCATCAATAATAATTAACCTAATATATTGTCTATAATTATATCAATAAGACCAATATAAAGTTTCTGTAATATCTTTCTTTTGAGCCACATTTCAACGACTATAATTAGAACCACCATTAATTCAAATATTACTAGTATTTGGTTCAGGTAATTCTCCACCATGAATAAAAAGAACACCTTTTCTAGAAATTTCTCATCTACATGTGCCAATAGTACCAGAATATAAAGGTTCAGTTTCTTTAATAAAAGATGATAAAAATACATCTGTATCAATTAAATCTATTGCGGGAGCCATCTCAGAAGGAGTATAAGTATCTTCAATTCCTTCTAATTTATATCTAATAGCATTTGCAATATCAAATAAGTCTTGCTCTTTTACAAGAACAAGACTTTCAGGTTTACTATTTTCAACTACTGTATAAGCATAAAAATTTTGATTAGTTGTTATATCAGTAGTATAATCAAAAACTAAAGTATGCGCTCCTTGCGGGACTTCAATAGTTCCCTCTTGTAAACTTGAAATATTACCATTTCCAGCTTTATAAGAAATAATCTTTCCATAAACATTAAGAAAAGCTATTCCTCCTAAAGTAGAAGAATTTTGGAAACCATAATATAATGTTTTTCCAACTTGAGTAGTAATATCTGCAAAATAATAATTTCATAAAGAAGAATTTTGAGTGGTACCAGCAGCATAATTAGTACCACTTCATTCTCCAGATTTAACGAGGTAAATAGCTCCAGAGACTATAGGAGCATCCTTTAAAATATTTATGTGTTTTGCATAAGAATCTCCGCTACCAGCCATTTAACCTCCTTTAATTATATTGAATTGTATAAGTATCAGCTATATTTGGTGGAATAGCATTAAACTCTTCATTATTAGTATTAACATAAGTAATTAATGATGTGCTTGGCTCTCTAGCTGTAAAGTTCTTATTACCAACAAAATAAGCACCAATTAAATTACCAGTAATAATTGTATCAAGAGCATATCCACCTTGAGCACCAGTTTCAGCAGTTAAGAAATCTGTTGTATCTGGTAATGCATTCGTGTTATTTCTATAAAGACCCATCTTAGAGAATTTATAAATATATTCTCTACCATCTGAAACTTCAGCCAAATAAATAATACAATATACGGTAGTACGATTACCACTGTTAAAATTAACAAGATATTCATAAGATTGTTCTGAAGCCATATTATTAAAATTAACACTACTAACAATAGAATCTGAAATACCACCTTGATAATTAGATGCACTTCCCGCAATATAATATCTAGCATTTCCATTATATCCACTAGGAGTATTAAAAGCTAATGAAAAAGTATAATTTGTATTAGCAATAACAGAGAGTGGTATAACAATTTTTTCATATCCGCCACGTCCTGTTAACTTCATGGTATTTATATCATTAACATTATCATACTCATTATTAAAATTAGTATTTGCATAATTATCAATATTATAACGATTTCAATTATTAATATTCTTTTGATTTGCAGTTAATAAATTAGTATTATCTAATGTTTCAGTAGAAATAATATTTAATTTACTTAAGTCTAATTCTTTAATTCCTTTACAACCAGCAAGAACACCTTTAGCATTAATTCTTGTAGTTGAATTACCAGAAATAACATTTTGTAGTAGGAATCCTGGTAATGTAAATGCACTTGGAATAAAACTGTATTCTTCATTTACTAATGTTCTGGTAGTCCCAAGTTTCTCACAATTTTGGAACATATAAGAAATATCAGTAGGAATTAAAGTAGGCATATCAATTGGGAATTTAATAGAATAAAGATTTCTGCAATTTTGGAACAATCTTGGTAATTTCTTTAATACATCATTATCAAATTCTCAATCTTCAATATCTATTGTTTCAAGATTAGTACAATCAGCAAAAATATAAGATAATGAACTTAATCCTGTAACATTTCAATTATTTAAATCTAAGCTTGTTAATGAACTGCATTGATAAAATGCTCCATCTAAATTAGAAAAATTAAATAAACCATTTGTTGCTGGTTGATTAAAAGTAGATAAACTTGTACATCCAACAAATAATTCTTTAGCATTCAAAGGATTTTGTCCAACTTGATTAAAGAAAGTTAATGTTTCAAGTTGATTATCATTCATAAACATTGTTTCAATATTCGCAAGAGCATTTGTTTCAAAATAAGTTAAATCAATACTCTTTAAGGATACACAATTATTAAAACAATTCTTAAATGATTGATTCTTAGCTGTATTAAATAAAGTAAAATCAAATGATTCCATTGAACGACATTCTTGGAAAGCACTTTCAAAAGTAGTAACTGAATAAGTGTTAATATAGGCAAAGTTAATTTGTTCCAATGCCCGCATTCCTCTAAATAAGCTTTCACAATTCTTATTAAATAAAATAAATCGTTCATTTGTTACTATTGTCATAGTAGCTGTTTCTTCATCTCACTTAGCATAAGCTCCAGCTCTATTATAGTAACATCCAATCCCATACCAACTACTATCATTTTCAAAGAATTCTTCATTTTGATCTCCAGTAGCAAGTTGGAAATTAATAATTTTAATATTAGAATCCATTTGACTATAGCTTGTAGAACTATAAGCGATACCAGAAGCGAGATATTTAAGATAACCATTAACTTCTCTACCAGTAGAAAGAGCTCCACAACCATAATATGTTTTTAATCCAGTATAAATACCTCAATCCATATCATAAATTTGTTCTGGTAAAATGTCTATACTAGCATTAGCTTCATACATATAAATTGGGAAGCATGGTTGATATCAAGTATAAATATCTGTTAAAGTATATAAATTAGTTTCTACTTTAACTGGTATAAATAAATTTGAATCATAAGAATTACCAACATATAATTCTCTTAAATTTGAACAATTCTTCAACATATTTTGAGCGTTAATAGAATGAGCTTTTGCAGTTCCATCGTCATTATCTGCTCCATGTAATATTCAAGTTGTTCAATCAATACTTTTTATTTGATAACAACCTTGTAACATTTTTTGATAATTAGTTACATGATAAGTACTAAAAGGAAAATGAAACTCGTTAAATAAAATACAATTTTCAAACATTGATTCAACATTAGTAACATTTCTTGTACTATCAAAATCATAAAAGAAAGTAATATCTTCAAGTTTTAAATTTTTACAATTATAAAACATATAAGATAAATCTGTACATTTAACAGGCTCAAAACTAAAAATACTAACACCTGTTAAATTAGTACAATTTCTAAATAACGACTTCATATTTAAAGCATTTGAAGTATCTCAAAGAGTAAAATCTAATATTTGATTACCTTTCCAATCTTGGAAAAATGCTTCAAAACTTTGTAATGCTGAAACATCTCATTGTCTTGTATTTAAATAAGCAGCACAATTAGCAAACATTTGTTGAACATTTGCATTAGCATTAAATACTCAACCATTATTTGTTTTAATTTCTCCAAGAGCAGTACAACCAGAAAAAATTTGATTTAATGTAGTAGCTCCTGAAATATCAAAACCAGATAAATCTAAAACAGTTAAACAAACACAATTTTGAAATGTTTGTTGTAAATTTGTTAAAGCATTGGTAGTAATTCATTTAGAACAATCAAGATTTGATAATTTTGTACAATTTCTAAAAGCATATCTTAAATTTTGTAATTTAGATAATCTTTTAAATCTAGTAGTAATACTTCCAAGTGCGGGACATCCATCAAAAGTACATTCCATATTAACAATATTTCTTCCTTCATCCAAAAAAGAAATATCAATTTTATCTAATAATACACAGGCTGCAAAAGCATATTGTAAATTCTGAACATCATATCCACAATGATAATCAACATAATTAATATCTGGAAACTTAATTTCCATTATTTGTGAGCAACCATTAAAGATATAAGACATATCTATAATATTTGTAAAATCATTTACAGAAAAATCAATTCCCGCAAGTCCTTTACAATTTTGAAACATAAAACTAATATTGCTAGTTTTAGTTAAATTTAAATAGTTCATACTATTTATTAATCAAAGTTTATCAAGTCCCGCAAAGAAATAAGACATATCTGCTCCTGCAATAACAGGACCTTCAAAACTTACTAATTTAATAAAACTTCTATAATCATACCAAGGAGAGTTTGTTTTTCCAGTATCCCGCACAAAATCTTTTCCATTTTCACATTTCCCTCGACTTATATCAGGCAGGACTCCCGCATATAAAAACAAAACTCCCTTAGTAGAAATTTCTCAAGAACAAGTTCCAAAAGTACCAGAATATAAAGGCGTTTTATCATGAAGAAAAGAGGTGACGAAAGTATTAGTCTGAATTGAACGAATAGCGTCAGCCATTTCTCCAACTTTATAATTTTTAGAATAATCTCCTAATTTATTTCTAATAGCATTACCCATATCTGTTAGATATTGTTTGCTAATAATCACCCTTTTCTCTTCACTCATTAGAACTCCATTCCATCTGCATATTCATAATCTGGAATATAAAAAGTGACAGTTTCACCATTAATAGTAATACTTCCCAATTCAATTCCACTCTCATAAACTGAAGTTGCAGATACCATATCCTTATTGACGGAAACTCGCCCATCTCCTGTAATAATTAAATTATCTCCAATTTTGATACCACCAATTACATCTGCTGTTGCTATTGGCATAGAACCAATAGTACCATCAGGATTAATAACAGTAGTACCAATAATATCATCAATCATACTATTAGTAGTTTCTTTTACATCAAGAACACCTGCTCCACTAATAGTAAAGCTATTTTCACTAGCAATTATACCACCTAAAACACTATTAGAAGCAGGATTCAAATGAACAGTATAACTACCATCTTGTTCTAATTCTTGTCTAAAAGTAGAAGAAAGTGCGGGTAATGTTAAACTTCTATTTCTAACACTTTTCTCATGTCCGTATTGATCAAAAATAATATAAGGGAAGATTAATTGACCACCAAGCATTAAATTAGCTGCATCTTGATATCCAGCAGCCGTCATAACACCAGAACCACTATCATGTGTAATGGTCATTCCTAAATCTTCATCATAAATAATTTTTAATCCACTATCTTCTAATATATTTAAAGCTAATACATTATTTTCAGTTAAATAAATAGGACTAATATCTGAATCTACTCTTACACCACCTAATGCAGATTTAGTGGCTGCTGGTAATACATAAGCAGTTCTAACAGACAAAGTTCCTAAAGCATCTACAACAATTGTTCTACCATCAACCATAACAGAACCAAGAGTTGTAGTAGATGCTATTTTAGTATTAGCGGAAATATGACCTTCATCATCTATTGTAATTGTATCATTATCAATTTTAACTCCACCTAAACGATCATGAGTCGCCATTGTAATTGAAAAATCTGAAAAAGTAGTAGATAAAACTCCATTTTCATCTATTTGAAGAGTTTCACCATCAACTATAATACCACCTAGAGTTGATTCTGTAGCCATAGGTAACTCATAGCTAAAAACACTACTAATAGTACCAGTAGCATCAATAGTAATAGTTTCATTATCTACCATAACTCCACCTAAAGTATTATTAGATGCCATAGGTAATTCATATGAGCTATCTATTGTAGAAATAACTCCATTTTCAATAACAATAGAAGTATTATCAGGTCTAACTAAACCATAAGAAGAATCATCTGCAAATGGTACAGAAATTACTCCACGGTCATTAATTAAAATAGTTTGACCATCTGGAATAACTCCACCAAGAATTGATAAAGTAGCAATAGGTAATGTATAACTTTGCGGGAAATCAACAGACAAATAACCATCCTCATCAATTGTTACATTGTCCCCTGCCCGCACAATACCTAAAGTATTATCTGTAGCAACGGGTAAAGCTAAATCTGTAAAATCGACATGGATAAAACCATATTCATCCATTTTAATAGATTCATTATCAATTCTTACACCACCTAAAACAGATGATGAGGCTCTTGGTAATTCATAAATAGTATCTGTAGCAGATAAGACACCATCTTGAGTAATTTGAAGATTTTCACCAACTTTAATTCCTCCTAAAGTATTAGCTGTAGCAGGATTTAAAGTATATTGTTTTGCGCTTAAAACTCCATTTTCTACAAAGATAGTAGTATTATCTGGTCTTGAAATACCTTTAGTATAAGCAGTAGCATCTCCAATAGAAGAAATATCTGGTGTAGTTCCACTTTCAGAATCTCCACCTTCTCCATTAGTAATATCTGAAATTTCTTCATTAGTAGCAATAGTATCATTACCTGTACCACTGCCACCCCCACTACCACCAACTACTGTTAATACTCCTTGATTAACAGTAATTGTTTCATTATCTGGCATTACTAGTCCCGCAACGGAAGCTGTAGCAAGTGCTAATTTAGCATCAATTAAACGCATATTTTCATTAAAGATACTAATATCAGCATCTTCATTATAATCTGGTAATGTTAGTCCCAAATTGGGTGTATAAGTTGCCATCTATCCTCCGTTCTATCCTTCATAAACCGTTTGCCAGCTATCATTTTTAATATTTCCTCAAGATCCCTGGTCTAATATATCTTGCCATGTTTGCGGGCTATGGAGATTACTATTATTTCTATCTATAAACTCGCTACATGTAATACTGCTAGTTCCAGTTGGTTCTAAAGGAATAGTTATCGTTTGAATAATATAATTCCCATGAGTATTAGTGCTTTCATCATTAATACTTATTCGACTATTGGGTTCAAGATATAAATTTGGAATAATTGTTAAATTAATTGTAGTTGCATAATTAGTATGTGCATATAATTGATATTTAATTTGTTCATATGCTGGATTATAAAAACCACCTAATGCTAATGCATTATAAACATTTTTTGTTACTTGTGTTCAAGGTTGAAAATTAGCATTACATTCTGCAATAGCTTCTTGTAGATTAGTATCATCTACACTCAAAAAAACTAAATTAGGAATATCAGCAGCAAATAAACAATTTACATCATCATTATTATCTACAAGTGTTCTAATTCCAATATTATTAACACTAAAAATTCCTATGGAAGAAGTTGGTTCAATAAAATCTAAAAAATAATTCCCATCACATAAAGATTGAATTCTCTTAGAACCTTTTTCTTTTACTCTATAGAAACAATTATTTTCTAAATCATACATTTGAGGTCAGAAAGCTTCAAGCTCCGCAAAATATCTATTACTTTGTGTACCATTCTTTTGAGCTTCTAAACCTTGATAATATAACTCTGTTCTTCAATCTGTTGGAGTTACAAAAGCAGAAAATTTAACAAACACATGTTCTTTCCATTTTTCTCCATCTCAAGAATAAACAGTATTATCTTGTTTATTGTAATATATTAATCCTATAATTCCTGGTAATCCACTATTAGTTGGATTAGAATTTACAATTAAAGGAACAATAGCTTTAGTATAATCCGTATCAGTTTCTTTATATAAAAGAATATCTGAATGTTCAGATAATTGTGGTTTTTTATCAATTGCTAAATGATAAAAAACATCACTGTTGATTCCAGAAAAAGTATTTTTTCTTAATCCATGAATGATATAATCATTCTTAATATTAGTATAATTAGGATTTTTATTAATACTAATTATATTTATTCCATCATCAAAAGAATAAACCTCTGTAGGATTTGATATTTCAATCTCATAAGCAGATAATGTACCAGTAAAAATTAAATTACTACCAGAAGTTCCAAGTCTATCCAATAGTACAGAAGATTGAGATTTATTTAAATAATTTTTAATTTCTCTAAAATGAAATAATCCAAATTCATCATAAAAATACTCAAAATTTCCTAATGTATTTTTAATGGTATCTAAAATATTTACAATATTATCTCCAGCATTTGCAATTAATTCATCTGGATATGTAAAGTCTGTATTCAAGTAACCTACATCATCTCCATATGATTTAATTAATACATTAGTTAAATCAGCAGGTTCGTCTATGGTTGCTTGATAAGTAATATAATTAATATTATCAATTGTTTGCTCTTGCGGGATAAGATATAAGGGAGAACTCCCAACTCATTTCATAACTTCCTTTGCCCGCAAAGGTACATCTTCTATAATAATATTATTTAATGGTTCATTACCAAAATGATTTAATAATTCTTGAATTATACTAATTATAGGAACTTTTTTAGTAACATAACTTCCATCAGGTTCTTGCGTTCTTAACGTATCTAAAATAACCGTTGAAGGAAAAATTCCTCCTGAATCTCCATTTAAAAGACTCATTTTATCATTTAAGTTTAAAGTAATATTAACAGCAGAACTTAAACTAGATACACAAGAAAATTTATTTAAAACAAATAAACCTTGCGGAAATCACAAAATTGGATAATCACTATAATATTCAGTATTATTTTTAATTCCAATTTCTACAAAAATTTTTTTATTTATAGAGAATATATAATTAATATCTTCAATATTAACTTCTCCACCACTTACAGTAAAATTTAAAGTGCCTGTTCGTCTCATAGCAGAATTACCATCTTTGTTAATGGTTCCACTAACAGCTTCTCCTTGAATTTCTTTAATTGGATTTTCATCTCAATCTAAAAGAGTTATTAAAACATACTTCTTTTGATTGATTTCTCATTCTAAAGATTTTAGAAAAGCTTGTTGAGATTCCTTGTCTGAAGTGTCATTTTGAAGATAAGGATATTTCTTAACAAACACTCTTCCTCCTTTTACTTCATAAAATTCATTCATAAATTAATAAAAAAGTGGGCAAAAAAATTCTACATTTTTGCCCAATCTACAAAGTTTTATTCAATAGAAATTATGCCTAGTTTGTGCATGTTATCTAGAGAATCTGCATCTGCTACTTCATAAGCCGTAGCTGAAAAATTATATAATCTTCTTGAAGTTCCTTGGAAAGGAGTAAGAGATATATCTGTGAGTATTACAATTAAATTACCTTCTGTTTCTGAACGTAATAATTTAGGTTCTCCATCATTTAATCAATTTAAAAGTTCTTTTCTAAATATTCTTTCTCACAAATAATCATTATATTCTGTAATTTGTTGATTATTATTATAATTATTATAAAGATTTTTAACTTCTGTATTAAAAATATCAGATTTATTTAAAAATAATGCTTGTTCATCTTCTTGACTAGAAATTAATCCACCAAATTGAAGAGACATATAATTCATTTTACCATTTTCCGCAAACTTAGGATACTTTCCTCCTAAAGTATCAAACTTAGTTCTATTAATATTCTGTCTGTAAGAAGTAATATTAATATTATAAGCTAATTTAATTTGCTTATCTGCTCTTGATAAAATTATATCATAAAAATCATTTATAATAGCTTGTGTAGTATAAACAGGAGTAAATAAATCTTCTGCTTCATTAATAGAATTAGCATATCCAGCTTGTACTGAATACTTATATCAAACCATACTTTCTATAGTGTTATCTGTAATAGAAATATTAAATTTACCATTTGTACCAATATTTTTAATAATTTTTAAATCTTCTCAAACAGTAAAATTACTTGAACTTGATGTTCTTTTTACATATAAATTACAACATTTTCCTGAATACTGAATATCATTTTTAACATTTAAAATTATTAAACCATTCTCATTATCAGATTCTACCGTAAGAGTAGGATTAAAATATTGTGATTGTTGATTTTCTACAATTGTAATATAATAATCTTTAAAATCTGAATATAAATGTTTAGTTGTATATTCTACTCTAATAGTATAATTTCCAGCACTTAAATTTAAATTCATTAAATTTAATCTATAATATAAATGATTTACTTTTATATTATTACTAGTATAAACTTTTTCAGAAGAATATAAAATAGCATTATTACTGTTTCTAACACTAATAACGAAATAATGTAAATTATCTTCCGAAGTTAAATCACCATTTATTAATAAGATTCCTTGATTAATAGAAGTCCTAGAAGAACTATTATCAGATAAATTTTGCATATTTAAAACAGGAGCTACAATTGGTTGTAATAAACAAACTGTAGACCATTCAGAAAAATTTTCTTGATTTGTATTTAAATATTCAGCAGTAGAATTTGGAACTGTTCCACTTCCCGCGGAAGCAGTTTTATCAAATCTAATTTGTAATTTATAAATTTTATTAATATTTCAACCAGTTATAATACTATTATTATGTCTTTCTTTAATAATATCAGTTGGTTTCAAAGTAATATAATAACCATTATCATCATGATTAATTCTTTGAATTATAATTCCAGTATTAGCAGCTCCAGTATTTAAAACATTTTCATTAGTATCTTGAGAAACTAAGGCAACATGAACATAATTAACATCTAATGCTGTATTATAAGGAGAAAAAGCATAATAAAATTTAGCATCTTGTAAATATGAAAAGGCTGGAGCTATAGAATCTATCTGTGGAGGATATAAAGTATTAATAATTGTTCCTGCCATAGCCTCCCTCTTTCTTTATTTTATTCTACAGATTCTTCTTCCTCATTTTCTTCAGGCTCTTGGACTGTAATAGCTGTAATAAATTCTTGGAAGATATCATCTTTAAGTTCAACTAAATAACTATTAACAGCATCTTCCATCATATAAGCTGGAACCTGATTTTGTTGTCTAATTGAAGAAAGAACTCTTTTAACCATTTTTTGAACTTCTAATCTTAATTGTTGTTCTACCATGAGAACCTCCTTGTATCTCTAAAAACCTTATTTATATTATACCCATTTTTTAAAAAATTTATACACAAATTTTTAATGTGGGTAGACAGTAATTTTAACAGTATGACTATCTATTTCAGAAGAACTTCCTGTTTTTAAAGTAAAAGAATTTACTATATATCTATTTGTGTCGTATATTTCAACGGTATCTGGAAGAGTGTCTATTACCAATATTCCTTCAACTGATGAAGCATCTATTTCATCTATTCTACCAGTATGGACATCTGTAATATATACTTTTCTAGGTGCTTGTACAACTTGTCTACCATTTAACGTAGAACCACTAGTTTGAGAATGTACAATTTTGTGATCAACAGCATTATCACAAATAATATGAAAAGTTATTTGACCTTTTGGTAAAGGTCTGTCATTACCAGAGACAAATTGTACAGAATAAACTTTATTAGCTTTCTTACGTTCTTCATATAATGTAGAACCACCTGAACCAGTATGACTTTCAAGATATTCTAATTTCATATCTTGTAAAGCTGCATCTTGACTTGCTTTATCACTATTTTTAGTATAAATATTATCTGTTAATTGATTCATTTCTGCTTTTGAAGCTCTACGAACTTCTTTAGCATAATAAGTATCATCTTCAAAAATAGTTGATTTTTGTCATGTTAATTGACCAGAACGAGGACTTAAATAAAGAACTTTATTACTAGCGTGAGAAAGAATAATTTGTTCAATTTTTTCTTCATCCCAATTCATTTCAGCTCTTTTTTGTAAATCTGGTTCTCCATAATGATGATAGTTAGCTTGTACTAACTCATCAAAAGGAATAACAAAATAAATTCCTCCAATACCATATTCCATTCTAGCAGCATCATAAACTCTAACCTGAATTCCAGTAACACCATTTTGACGCCAATAGGCCCCAGATCAAAGTCCTTGACCAGAATATCAAAAATTAGAAAGATTATGAACCGGATATCAATCATGAGTTAATCAATATTCAAAAATTAAACCATCATCAGTATAATATCTATGACTATTACCAAATTTGATTCTTTCTCCAGAATGATTATTAAAAGCATTACTATAAGCATCACCTATTTTAGCATGATTTAAAGTATCAATACTAAGTCCAGGCATCCAACCCATAGAAGTATAACTTGTAGCAGGTCCAACAGCCTCAGCTATATCACCACTAAAATTATACATTATTTCAACATTATTAATAACATTGAATTCTCATCCACCTTGCGTAGCATCTTGAGGATCTCAAACAGTATCGCCATGTTTCTGAACAGATTCAAGACCCAATAGAATGGAATTAGTTTGTACTTTGCGGGACAAGCCTGAAAATCCTGTAATGTTTCCATTACTATCTAAGATTGGCTCAATATTTCCGTTTGGCATTACTATCTTATTTCAAGCTCAATCTTGACCCATTGCTGCTCCTTTATAGGAGGTGCCTCCTCGATTGTCCATCCAATTTGTACCAGATAATGTTGCAGCATCAAAGTCAAAAGGTTGACCAATATCAACTTCTGACGTAAAAGGAGCAAATCCCGCAGGTTTCATAGGAGTTCTAGTAGTAATATTTACAGTCGCTTGAAAAGGAAACAATTGTCATTGTCCTCCACCAGCATTAAAATATAAATCTCTAGTGTTTCCAAAATTAAAACCGAGAGGGGCATTTATCTTTCCTCTCATCGTTGTATTATAAATATATCCTAAAGGATAAAATAAATGCCCTCTATATCATACTTCTTTTACATGATTATTACCATAATAAATAGGTTCATTTCAAGTACGAAAGGAAGCATCTCTATAGTTAACTTCATTAAACAATAGATTACCTCCTAACTATCAACAATAAAGTAAATTGTATCATCGTCCCGCACAAAATCTGTAGCATAAAATTCTTTACTACTAATTACTTTATGCTGAGTTTGAACTTCTTCAGAAAGAGTACCATATCTTTCTTGCGGATCAATGGTTGAACCAAGTTTATTAGCAACCTCTGCCATATCACTACCCATTGTTGACAATCTTTGATTAATGTCTGCTAAATCTGTAGCATATTTATTTAAGAATTCATTAAAACCTTGTTTCAAATCTAAAAATTCTTTATATCAGCTATAAACTATTGCAGACCACATATAAATTGCATTAAATTGCTCTGCTACTGATTTAGATTGAGCAGCAGTCATATCAAATACTATATTATTATTATTATCTAAATGTGCTCCAATTAAAGAATTAGTTTTACTACTTGCTCTAATTGGGTCTGAAATAAATTTATAATCAGCACCTCAAGCGCTACCTATCATTTCAATACTATGATCTTCTGTATTAGGAATTGTACTATTTATAATAGTTCAAGGAGTTACAAGTCCAGGAGAAGCAACAACGCTTAAGTGTTTAGCTTTATTAGATAAGTCTAAACTTTGACTTGTAGAATAAAGCTGTCCTGAATAAGAATTTAACGCAAAACTTCCTCCACTACCCCTATCTTGCGGAATAAGCTTTAATGTACTATCATCCGTTCCAGTTTTTGCTGTTATAATTATTCCTTGAGCGCTATTCGCGGATGTAATATTAATTCCATTTATTTGAGATGAAATATCTAAACCGTGACCAACCTTTAAAGCACTCTTTTTACCATGATTTAAGTAGAATTCAACAGTATTAGTGCTATTTCCATTAGCTTTACTGCTAATAACAGAAAAAGCATTAGCAGCATTAGAACCAGTTTTATATCCTACTACCATTTGAGTAGCTTTACTATTAACTTGTAAATTATAATTAAGGTCTATCTCAGAAGTTCAATCTCCATTTAGAACCCTAATTTTATTATTTGTTGCTCTACTTGTTTTTCCAATTTCACCTGTAAAAGAACCATCTAATAATAAATTATGATTTATTAAAGAAGGGCTTATTTGATTTGTCTTATAAACAAGAGACTTAGAAAGAAGAACAAATTGTTCTTCTGCTACCAAACTAGTATTACCTTTTTTACTTATTACCAAACCTCTGACAACATCATTTAATTCATTTCAATCTTCTCTAATTTGTTCATAAGCTGGTAAACCAGTTCTATTATCAAATAAAATATTTCCTTCTTTATCTGTTACAAAGTTTTTATGAACCAGTTCTAGACTATTAATTTTTAATAATAAACCATCTTCTGCAAATTTACAAGTTCTTCTTGGATCGTTTACAGTATTTGCTCCATTAGCAAATAATCTAATTTCTTTACCATGTAAACTGACAGGTCTGGCATATTCGTTTTGTAAATTACCACCTGTAATATATAAAGTAGAATCCGTAGCTTGTCTTGAACCACTTTGAACTTTATCAATAAAAGCTTTAAATACTGTTACATTACTTTCAGCAAAGTTATCACTACTAAGATTAACTTCATCAACAATACCTATATAACCATCTTCTACACCAAAAGCATCAACATCACTAATATTTAAATTATTATAATTATTTAGCAATGAATTAGCAAAGAAACGACCCTGTGCATCAATACCAACTTTTAATTGACGTTTTCAAGTATCTCCATCTTTATAATGACTAAAAATACTAAAAATAGATTTCTGATTAGGATCAAGTTGTAATTCTAGACTTTCCGCTTTTCCTTTATCTTTACTTCCTTGACCTGAAACAGTATTTTTACTACCTTTGATTGAAATATAAGCTGGTTCCGCAGATATTAAAATTCCACAATCTGTTGAGTTAATATCCTCAATATGGCCTTCTGCGAAAGAATCTCTATAAGGTTTACCTGTTTGTATAGAATGTTTTCCTTTACTGTTAGTAATATTAAATAATGAATGTGAACCAATAGTCCAATTACCAATTAAACTTTCTCCATTTGGATTTAAAATAATTTTACCATTTTGATAATTATTATTTGCGGTGGCTACATCTTCTGGTAATCCAAACTCTGCTTTACCAGTTTTAGCATCTAAGAAAATAGAACGTCTACCAAAAGAATATCCCATTAAACCCACATCTTCTTCTTTTGGCTGTTCATAATGTTTTTCAACACCCATTACAATACCAGTAAAAGTATTATCTTCTTCTTTTTTACCAGCACCAATTTGCGGAGCAAGGATATACCCATCATCTTCATTAATATCAATATGAGTACCATCTCACCCGTTCAATGACCGCAAACCATAAGTATTTAATAAGAAATTGATAGGAATTCAAAATTCTACTTCACAAGTATTATTTGGAATAATACTCCAAATATCTTTAGCATCATTTTCATTTGAATAAATTCTACCATGAATAACATTATTAAATCATTCTCCATTATAATTATCTTTTGGAGCAATATAACACATAAAACTATCAATTTCTTCAGAAATAGGAGTTACTATTCTTGGATAAGTAGTTCATTCAGAATGTTGTTTTTTCCAAGAGCCTTCACTTAAAGCTGCTTTTGGTTTATCATTTTTATTTATTAATAATTCAAAATTAGCAGTTTCACTATTATTATTTATACCACCTTGCGGTTCAATGGCTAGATATTTGGTTCCAATTCCCATATTTTTTCAATTAAAAGAAAAACCTTGATTTTTATTATATAAAGGATTTTCTCCGTCACTACCATAAATAATAGTTTGTAAGGTTTTATGTTTATCAAACCAAATAGTATATTCGCCATTTTCTCTATTAAGATATCTAATAATAGGAATTCCTAAGAAAGCATATAATTCACGAGTAATATCTTCATCTTTATAAGACAATGTTGCTTTTACAATTTGATTAATTTGATTTTTACCAGAATCTATATTATCAGCAAAAGTACATAAACCATTTTGAGTATTAATAGATAAAAATCTTGAAGTAGATTCTCCCAAGAGTCTCCAAGAAATATTATCAGTATTTTTAATATCTGCAAGTCTTCCCTCATAATATTTTTCAAACTGTAACATTAAAATATTTTCTGAGAGTGCGGGACGTCCTATTACATTTCATGATGCAACTTCATTACCACCATCATTAATAGTCGTTTCAATTGATAATAAACTATCATCAAGAGTTTCTCGTCTACTAACGATTTTTCCCGCGTAACTAGTACCATTACTTCCATTTTCTCCAATTTTTAAGAAAGTAAAAGTAGTAGAATTAGAAAATACTTGGTCTTGATAAGTTAATTGTACTGTAATTTGATTATTAGTTGCAGACACATCATAATAATCTTTTATTTTTAAAGGTAAAATATCTTCTTGATAATATTTATATCCTTCATTTCCCGCAAAATTTTCTAAATTATATCCTTCAAAATCAAATAAAGTATTTGTTATAGGTACTATTCATTTATAATCATAATCTGCTAAATTAATTAATTCTCCTTCAGGAGAATAAAATAAAACAGATAAAGGATTAATTATCTGCGGCTCTTGGAATCTACTACTAGTAGGAGAAATACCATCTTCATTATATTGAAATAATTGATTTCCATTTATAATTTCAATAGTATATCCACGCTCTTGAACATCTTCTCCATTAGTTAATCTTAAAGAAGCTGCTCCTAAATAATAATCTATATTATTTATCTTTTGAGTTACAGTACATCCAATTTCTACATCTCCAGTTGTTGAAACTAAAGAAGTAGTAAAAAAGTTTTTATTAATAGTGGTATCATTATAAGCTTCAATTTCTCTTTTTAAAGATTGTGAAAGAGAAGTGTCTACTATTTGACTAGATATTCTTGCTTGATATTCTGCATCTACAGCGTTTTGATATTCTGTTTCTAATTGCTCTTTAGTTTTAACATATGTTACCGCTGTCTCTCCATTTGGAGAATAAATAGTTCTAGACCATCAGAATGAAAAATCATTATTATTATAGTTATTAATAAAACTATTATCAACACCATCATGTCCATCTATTAAGCATTTAATAGTTATTGTACCATTAGTATAATCAAATTTTAATCCTCTATTACTTTCTAATGTAACAGGATATTTCCGCATAAGATTATAAACTTTAAATGTTTCTGATAATACTACTTGTGGAGAATTATCTGTAGTAGTATTTGCAATAGTTACTATTAATTTATATTCATTCTCATAAGCTAAACATTGAGAATCATAAAGAGTTATTTTTTTAGTTGTTGTATCTAATTTCTTTCATTTAGCACCAGCTAAATAAGAATAATATTCAGAACTAGAATTTATTCTATCATCTCTTAAAAATCAATTATAACTGGTTTGAGTTTCATCAGAAATATCTGTATTTTGTTTATATAAAACAATAGCTTGAAATCTTAAACTTTGTCCACTATAAGAAAAATTTGTTCCATCTAGGGGAGAAATAATTAAATTATAATTATTATCTGATATACTTGCGGGATTAGCACTAAAAAGTTCTAAATTTGAAATGAAGATGTCATCATCATCTATTCCCACAACACTTGTAGATTCAAAATCTTTACTATAAATTTCAACACTTTTTAAATATAAATAATTTGTTGAATCTATTGGATAAATCATATATTGATTTGAAGGTATTTCAAATCTAAATGGATTACCAATCATTTGATCTGAATCTATAGTAAAACTTCTATAAATAATATCTTCTTGATTATAATATTCAATTAAACCAGAAGATGTTTCTTGTTGTTGAATTTTAGCACCATCTTTTTTAAATGCTAAAGTAACACTATATCCATATTTACCAAATTGGGTTAATTTATGTGCATAAGATAATGCTGTGCGGAAAGTGGCTCCTAATCAAATAAAGTTAGATTGTTCTAAACTAGCTCTAAAACCATTTTCATCAAAATTCATTTGCGGGATAGACCCTATTAAATTTACCAATTCAGTATTACTATTTTCATATTGCTCTATTTTATAATATAAATATTTACCATCATGAGCTTTATATGAATTTAATCCTTGTGGAAAAGATACAGCTCCATTACTTAAACAATTACCACTTGTCTTTTTATATTTATATTTTTCAATATCTAAAAGTGTTAATAATTCTTTATTTGAAGTTGTAGTAGCTTTTCCTGTAATTAATTTTGTATTAGTAAAATCTCCTAAAGGAACAAGTACATATACTAATTCATCTAAGGCATAACTTATATCTAAATTCTGGGCATAAGCAGTAAAAAATCCATCCTGATATTGAACTTTATATTCACCAGTCATAGAATTTGTACAACCTATAATAGAACAAATAATAGTTTTATCTAATTGTAATTCAGAAACTCGTTCTTTAATTAGATAATCTGTTGCCTCTAATAAAGATTGTTGAATAGTTTGATTATCAACTCCTGCCATCTGTCACCACCTTAAATGTAAAAAAAAAGAGCGAAGAACACAAAGGTTCCTCGCTCTTATAATAATCCTTTTGCTCTCTTTAGATAATAAAATTTATTAAGAGATATTTATTATTTTTTGCCCACTATTTTTTTCTATGAGCATATTGCGCAACATTATTTGTTAAACTTAATATTGCTTCTCTAATGTCATTTTCACTAGTAGCATTTGGGAAATTAGCTTCAATTTGAATATTCTGATTTAATTCCTGCATTTCTGTTGAAGAATTAATATTTTGAATATGTGACCCAAGAGATGAAGATGAAATATTAGAAATCATCTGTCTAATCAAATCAACTGCTTGTAAAATATTAACAGTATCTTGCGGATTAAGCACTAATTCTTTTTCATGAAGAATTGCTAAACGACCGTTATCTTGACTATCTCAATCTCCTGTATATCCACCTGTATCAAAACGACTTACATCAAATTGTGAGTAAGATGAATATCCTCCGCTTGCTCAACGATGTGGGTCATAATTATAACCATAACCACTATTAAATAAGTTTTGAACTGCACTATAAATAGCATCTCCAGTTTCTTGACCAAACTTTTCATTCATATAAGCATGCCTTGTTGGATCGTCACCTCATGAACCATAAGTTCAAATATTACCAGCAATACCTTCTACAAGGTCATCAAAACTATATCCTCTAATAGTGCTATCTCCGCCTCCACTAGGTGCGGGAGTAGCAAAGACAGAATTATAACCAGCTACAGAACCAGTACTAGCAATTGCGGTACTATAAGAAGAACCACCACTTGTAGCATTAATAATATCTGTATTAATTGTAGCTGCTCTTTGAGCATTAGCAGCTTGTTGAGCAACTTCTTGTTCCATATTATAATTTCTAGATTCAGAAATAGCTAATTGATTTTCAAGTTGAGCAGCTCTTTGAGCATAAATACTTAAAGTATCTCTCATTGAACCAATTTGGCCGCCAAGCTCGTTAATATGTTGAGTATATTGCGCTACAACTCCTAAGTCATTATTAAGACTTTCAATAAAAGCATCTGTTTCATCTTTAAGTCTCATAGTTTCTTCTGTTGTTCCAGAAATAGCAGAAGTTACTTCTCCTAATGAATTTACTACATTTCCTGCTGCATTTTCAACACTAGATTGCCATTCTGCAAAATTTTGAGTAGCATGTTCAATTAATTCATCGTTAGCAGCTTGTACCGTAATACCATCATTAATTCAACTTAATGCAGAATTTGTAAATCTTTCATCAATTTCTGATAAAGTTTCATCATTACCTTCTGCAAAATCTTTCATAATATTATTGAAGGTATCAGTAGTATTAACTGTAATTGAAGAAGCAATATCAAGAGCATCTTGAAGAATATTACCTTGAGCTAATTCAAAAACTTTAGTTTCTCTTTCGAGATATTGTTCCATAGCTTCTGTCATAGCTTTAATTTTTTCTTCTTTTTGCTCTTCTGTTAGGGTTGTATCATTCATAATTTCTAGTATCGCATTACGAGTGTTCTGTAATACAGAAATTATATTTTCTTGGCTAGAAACTAAAGCGTTCTTAGAAATCTCATAAGCATTTTGTTGAGCATCTAATAAATCAGCAGCGGCAGAATTGGTATCATTATCATTTGCGGTATAAACATAAGAATAATTTCCTTGTCTATCTCGTTGCAAACGCATATTATTTTTATTATTTCTAGCTTCTTCTAATGCAATTGTTTTTTGAAGAATCTCAAATTGAGCATTAGCATAATCAACTTGATATTGAGATAATTGAGTTTCACCTTGAAGTAATTCAAGCTGATTCATCATAGCATCTCTAATACGTTGTTGCGTTGTTAATGTATTAGTGCTATTTAATAAATTAGTATATTTATTTTGAAGTTTTTGAACTTCATAAGCACTTTCAACAACATCAAGATATTGTTCAGCATTTCTACTAATAATTTCTCATTGATCTGCATATTCACTTATTGTTTGACCATTAAGTAAAGAACGCTCTCAATCTTCTATGGCTTGTTCATTTTGAAGCTCAAATTTCTTATTAATAGTCTCTATCTGTTGTTCTGTTTGACTTCAAAGTGCTTTTTCTTTATCAAGAATTTTATCTTGAAGTTCATATCACTTTTGTAATCCATCTGCCGTTTCAATATTAAGCTCTTCTTGCATAGCTTTATAATTAGAAATAACTTGTTGGATAGTTGCTATTTGATTCTCATTATTTTCAATCATATTATCATAAAGAATCATTAAGCTCTCATAATTACGACTATTACCATAAGTCATTTCAATAAGCTTTTGATAATGCTCTAATTTTTCATTAAGATGATCAAACTTTGTTAATTGTCTATCTGTCTTATCATAAATTTCATTTAGATAATCAGAGAAAGCACTTTGCAACTCTTCATATTCTTGTACATATGTTTCAAGATATTTCTTTGCACCATCTAAACTATTTTTAACAGCTTCATATAATTGAGCAGAATTTTTACCAAATATAGAACTTTCACCAGTAGATTCAAATTGGTCAATTTGTTCTAATAGTTTATTCATATCTTCAATTTGTAGCTGGAATCAACCCTTATTTCCAGTTTCCATACTATCACCAGTACGAATACTATCCATAATAGATTCAATATCTCCAACTCTACGAGCATAATAATCTCTTTCAGATTGAGTTAAACTCATATCTTGTGCTCGTTTAGCTGCTTCGTTAGCTTCCTTACTATAATATTCTAGCATTGATTCAGTACCAGCATCCCAATAGTTGGAAAGTTTAGCTACTGCATTATTCATGCGGTCAAGCGGTCTATCTCCGCTTACAAGTTGACTAAATAATGTATTGATATCGAGTACAGTTTCCCGCATATCCTTTAAGTTTGATATCATACTTACAGTTTTCTTATAAGCTTCAATTTGCAAATCTTCAATTTTATTATAGAATTCTTCAATTGCTGTTTCAGATTGTTCAATCTCTTCAGATACTAATTGATCATATCTTTGAATATCTTCTTGATATTGATCTAAAGCTTCTTTAGAATTCTTTAATAAATTTTCATAATATTCTTTATTACTAGATTGAAGATTTTTATAAGCATTTTCAATAGCTTTTTCACTAGAAGTTGCAGCTTTTTGAGCTCTATCAATTTCACTTTTTAAAGCAGATTCTTCTTCACTTCCTGCGGCTGCATTATTATATTGATCAATTAAAGAATTAATTTTTTGATTATTTTCTTGTTTAACTCTATTAATTTCAGTTAAATAATCATTTTGAGCTTGAACTTGTGCTTCGTTATAAGCATCTACAGCAGAATTATATTTAGACTGTAAACTATTAAATACTTCTGTATTATTTAAAGCAAATCCAGCAGAATCAAATGCAACACCTTGTCCCGCAAGATTTGTTTTAAGCTGCTCTGCTTCTTCTTTTTGTAATGCTAATTTCTTCTCTTGGGCTTGAATTTGTGTCTTTAATAAAGCAATCTGTTCACCAAGATTTTTAGCATAATCATGTCCAGTAATTCTATCTTGCTCATTAGCAATTCTAGTAAACTGATTTGCTAATTTTTCAAGAATAGTATTAATACGCTCATATCTATCAGCTTCATCATCAAGATATTCTTTCATATCAAGATTTGAACCAGTAACAGCTTCAGGATTTTCAACATAATCTTTAAGAGTTTTTTGTTTTTCTTTTTCTGTTTTTTCTTTTTCTGGTTCAGGAATGCCAACTTTTTCTAAAGTAGCAGGAGTTTCAACGCCTTTAGCTTCAATTTGAACTGCCCCAGCACGTAATCTATTAGCCAAATTTCTTAAAGCTTCTGCCTTAGCAGCTTCACTCTCTGCTTCGTCAAGAAGAGTTTGTTTACCATTCTGTTGAGATTGAATAATTTCTTGTGCTCTTTGTTTAGCCGCAGCAAGAGCTTGACTAATCATATTTCCAACAGCACTTAGAATATTGCCAGAACCAGAATAACCACTAAAAATACTTTGTGTATTTTCAATAGTTCCTTCTAATGCTTGAACAGCTTGGGCAGCCGCATCAGTATTAGCAGCTCCAGCAGCCTTAACTGCTTGAGCAACCTGATAAGCGTCTTGAGCCATTCTTCTAAAACTAGTACGTCCATTTTGTGCGAGTTGATTTAGATTTTTACTAGCACTATCAGTTCCAGAAGCAATATTTTCAGCCATTGTTTTATTAGCTTCATCATCTGATTGTACTAAAGCTTGTGCTACTTTATCTTGCGCCAATCCTCTTTCTTCAAGTAAACTCATACTTGTTTCAGTTAAATTTTGATTAGCTTTAGCAATTAAATCATTTGCTTCCTGTTCTGTATGAACGTGTCTTTCGGCTTCCTCTCTTAACATTTGAGATTGAGTATCATAAGATTCAGCCATTTGTTCTAGATAATCAGCATAATTATTTAATTTACTACGTTGAGCTTCTGCCATAGACTGAGCATCAGCAGAATGAAGTCCCATAATACTTTGAACAACTTCAGCATTAAGTTGAATCATTCCATCAGCAGTAATAGAATATCCTTCAAGAATACCTGGAAATGCTAATGCTAATTCGTCAACTTTATCTGCTGCTACTACGAATTCGTCTCCTACATCTCCTGTAGCATCAACAATATCATCCATAATATCCATGATACTATTAGCTTGATCTAATAAATCAGCACCCATATCTATTGAAAGACTAAAGGACTGATTTTCCATATCTCTAGCTAAATCATAAAGAAGTTGTAAATCATTATAAGCAGCTTCTATGTCTTTATCATCTAAATGAAATACTAAATCATCATAATCTTCAAGTTCTTCTCTAGCTTCAACAACATCATCAACTTGACCTCTTAATTTTTCATATTCAGAAGAAAGATTTTCAATATCTTGCATTTGTAATGCATGTTGTTGGTCATTAAGAGTATCATTTAAAGCATAAATAGCTTTTTCAGCTTCAATACCATTTTCAGCTAATAATTCATAAACGCTACCAACAGAATCAGATGAAATTTTAACAGCATCTAAACTTTCTTGTAAGTTTTCAGTAACAAATACGCGATAATCTTCTGCTGTTAATTCAGTATCTTCTCTTACTTTTTGTAAAGCATCTGACATTTTTCCTTGAAAATCTGATATTTGATCTTCAAGATCACCATTTAAACGGAAATCTATTGTAGATTTATCTAAATTTTTTAAACCTTCATTTCAAGCTTCTACAAATTCATCAGCACTTTCAAAACCAAGTTCTTTAAAAATATCTTCGTTTTCATAAAATGCTTGTTTTACTTTATCTACAAATTCAGGTCCACGGAATTCCATATATTCAGTAAAATCAATTCCAGTGAAATTAAAAGATCGAGAACTATAATCAAAAGCATTTGCTCCACCTTCACCAAGAGTAGAAACAAGTTTATCGTTAAAACTTTGAGCTTGTTCCATATATGATTTAAGCAAGTCTTTGTCTTGTGTAATTGCTTCTAAAACACCTGCTTGAATTAGTCCTTCTTTAATTTCTTCAGAACTAATTTCTTTCATCTCTTCATCAGAACGTCCAGTTAATTCTTGATACTGTCCTTTATTAAAACTCTCTGATTGACGATTAATAGAATTACTGACCTGTCTATATAATTCACTTTCTGTATCATTAAGAGTATTATTAACTAACTGATTAACAAAATCTTTTTCATTATCGTTTAATTTTTGATAATCTTCATTATTAACTAATGCAGACTGAACTAAAGCATTACTTTGTTCTTGCGCAGCAACGGTATTTGCCTGTATTTTTGTTCCAAGGTCTAGTAAAGCATCTCTATGTCGTGATAATAACTCATTTCCAGTATTTATACTATCTACAAGATTGTTACTTGCTAATTCCTCACCTGTAGCATTAGGATTCTCAAATAAGTAATTTACAATATTTTTAAGTTGTTCATCGTCTAAATTAATAGATGCGGGACCACTAAGTTGAGCAGTTCCATACTGATAACCTGTAATTTTAGTTTCTCTATCAAAACCAGAATTAGTATCATGAATAATTTTTTCATTCTCTGCTTGAGCTTGTTCTCTAACTTGTTGAGCTTCAATAACTTGATTTTTTGCTACATTTGCAATTTGATTTTCTACAACCTTTTTCATTCCTTCTTCTGAAAAAGTTAAAGCTCCAGTTTCAGAATCAGTTATTATATATTGTGCTAATTCAGGGAAATTCTTTATTAAATCTAAAACTTTTTGATTGGCAGTTACTAAAGCTTGAGTTCATTCAAGAGTTCCTTTTGTTAAATTCTCAAAAGTTGAATCTAAATTTTTAACTTCCTCTAAGCCACTTGTTAATTCATCTAATTTAGATTTGGCTTTTGCAGTATTCTCACTAGCAATTCTTAAATTCTCATTAGCCTTTTCTAAAGCAATATCATATCTATGGACTCAATCATAAATAGCTTTAATAGCTGCAACTAATACAGCAATTCCAGCTACTATTGCTGCTGCTATTGGAAGTATAGCACCTAAACTTGCTCCAAAACCTAAAGTCCCTGCTGTAGCTGCTTCTGCAGCACCTGTAAAAATACCAAAATGGCTACTTAAACCTGATAATATATTTGCAATTGTTGTAGAGTTTCCTAAAGCAGTAACTACTGTTTTAAAACTTCCAAAGCCTTCTTTTATATCTTTAAAAGATATAACTAACATTGGAAGTGAAGTTAATAAATTACCTACTATTTTATCAAATTTTTCAGCATTAGATAAACTATCATCAGAAATAATATTTCCTAATGAAGTAAAACTTTGTCAAACAAACACTAAGCTTGTTAAACCATCTACTAATTGAAGAACAGAACGAGTTTGTTCTTCAAAATTTAATTTAACTCCAAAATCTTTATTGACTTCAAGTTGTTGTTTATAAAGAGTTTCAGCATCTAAAATTTCAGCATCTCCTAATTGAGAGCGTAATCCTTGTTGCTTCCCTCCAGCTTGATCATTATAATCTTGAATTAAATCTGTAGGATCAACATATGAGTCTTTTAATTCTGATAAAATATTTTGCTGCTTTTGAGCATCTTCTATTACATCATCTAATTGTTCAAATCCACTTATTAATTTATCTAATTTTTGTTTTCACTTATCTGTAATTTCTTCATTATTAAAAATTTCTGCTTTTAATTCTTCTAATCTTTTAGAAGCTTTATCACTACCAATATTAGTTTCATCAAATAATTCTTCTAGTTGTGAAATATATTCTTTTAATCCAGTAGAACTAGCTTGAATTTGTCCTTTTTCTGTAAGAGATAATTTAACACCAGCTTCTTTTAATTGAGCTTCTTTTGTTTCTTTCTCAATTAAATTTTCTAAATCTACTCTTCTATTGTTTTGAGCAGCATGGAGAGCATTTTCTGCTTGAACCGTTTTTTCAAGTAATTCATTATATTCTTGTTGATTTTTAGCAGAGGCATCGGCAATATTTTTACCTGCGGATGATTGTGTAAATTGATAAGCTCCAGAATTACTCATTTCAGTGGCTCCAAGAGAAGCCAATAAGTCTCTATTATATTTATCTGATGCTTTACCCTGTTTATTTTGTTCTCTATTAAATAAAAATTCTCCAATAGAAGAACCAATCTCACGATTTCCTAATTTTAAGAACATGGAAGTAAATGCGGTCAAGACTGGCAAGCCTCCACCGACACTATCAACAACATTCTGTAAAATATTAACAAAAGTTGTTAAAGTCTCAATAGCAGGTTTATAATTATCAGCATTAAATAAAGAATTAATTAAACCTTCTCCAGCAGCAGATAATGATTGCATTTTAGCTACTGCGGAATCCATGTAAATTTCTTGCTGTTTATCTAAAGTTCCAATTGCACCTTCAGCAGTTTCTAATGTATCTTTATACATATCTGCATTTGACATTAAGGTCTGAAACATATTAACTTGCTGTTTACCAGCTACCTGAATTGCTAATGCTTGTTGTTGAGCTCTGTCAAGTTCATCTCACTTATCCATTAAATCTTCGAGAATTTCACCCATTTCCCGCATTTGACCATTAGCATCTAAAACCTCTACACCAACAGACTTTAATGCTCCAGAAACTTTACCTAAATCAACTCCATCTTCAAGAGTTTCTCCAAGTTTTAAATCTCCAATACGAGCATAAATACTACGTAAAGCATTACCAACTGTTTCAGGAGCTTGACGAGTAACAGAAACCATTGTTGATAATTGTGCGGTCAATTGATTTTGTGATACGCCTAAATCATGAGCTAATGATGCAACACGAGTTTCAGCAGTAGCTAATTCATTAAGGTCAGATGCACTTTCTGCGGCAACTAGAGCCATAGCATCCAAAGAATCTTTAGCTTCATCAATTGAAAGTTTATATCCATTCATTAATGAAGTAATTTGTGAAGAAGCTGTTTCAGAACTTTGTTGAGTAACATTTGCTACTTCATTCGTAAGTTCTGCTAATTTCTTTTGATCTTCAACATTAAAACCGTTTTGAGCAAAAATTTGAGCAGCATCTACGATATCAATAGTAGAACGACCTAAATTTTGTCCAGCTTGACTAGCTCATTCTGCAAATGATTTCATTTGTTCGTTACTTTGACCAGAAACAATTTGAATATTATTTAAAGAAGTATCTAAATCTTGAACATATTCTACAGAACGACGTAGATTATTAGACATTGTCTCAAAAATACTAGCAGTAATACCCCAACGAACAGTATTACCAAAAGTATTTACAATTTTATCAACAGCACTACTAATAGTATTAAGATTAGTATGAATTCTTCCTAATCCACCAACCATATTATTAATAGCAATTTGACCAGAAGCACCAGCTTTATCTAAATCACTAATTAGTGTATCTAATCCAATATTTCCAATTTCTTTTTGTAATTGTTGTCCATTAATAACACCAAGTTTAGGATTAAAAGCTTTAGTTAAAGCGTCTTGGAGTTTCTGTACATTAGCAAGAGACTGGTCTAAACCAAGGTGATCTGCACCAGGGTCTAAATGCATTTGATTCAAAGTTGTTGTAACTTGAGTCAAAGATTTCTGTAATTGTTCAATACCCTTTAAATCAGCAGAAGTTTTTAACTGATATTCAATTGTATTTGAATACTTACTCAATGTTCTCACCTTCTTCTATATAAAGGTGCTCATTGACTAAGGTAATTCCTTTTATATAAAACAAAATGAGAACCTCCTTTGTCTCCTATAGTTTAGCTATAAAAAAATAGCCTTATCTTTATTATCTAAAAATAAGGCTATTAATTTTATTTAATTTTGACCAAACTAATTATTAGGATTTGTCCAACGTTCAGTAATATTTTCTAATTGTTTTATATTTTCTGAACTAGCTACTTCTTGTAAACGTTCAGTAGCCATATTTACAATATCTCCACTTACAGTTTGTAACATATCAAAAATTCCACGAGTAGATAATTGATAATCTTTTAAGTCATTATACCACTCTATTCCGCAATTAATAATATAATCAAATTCTTCTGCATGTTCATTATAAAGTTTATCGTAATATCCATCTTTAACAACTTTATCAAAGGCTTCATTAATATTAATTGTAACTAAAGCAGCTAATTCTTCTTTTGTCTCTTGGTAAAACATAATAGTAGAAAATACTACTAGTGCTCTTTCAAAAATAAATCCTTTAAGATATCCATCTTTATTTGCTTCTTGAAGAGAAAAAGTAATAATGTCTGTAATATCTTGAGAACTTAAAACTCTTTTTTCTTCTACTTCTATATTAATCATTTTTCCTCCTAAGTAAAATTATTTACAATTATATTATACCCAATTTTTTAGCATTGTAAACAAAATTTTACAAAAAATTTACAAAACTTTTTGCATTAATTGAGATATTTCCCGCATTGTAATTTCTACTCTAATCTTAGTATTATACATTAAATCTAAACTTCTTCTCCAAAGTAAATCTGAACGATCTTGAGCATCATCTAAAATTCCATCTCCCTCAGTATCTACTTGCCATAGTTGTTGATTTAAGTTTGAGTAGGTTGAACGAACTAATCCTAAATTTTTACCATTACTATTTGCAACTTCTGATAAACCAACAGATGAAGAAGAATTTAAAAAATGTTCTATAAAATTAGACATGGTTCAAAAATTACCATTAATAACCATATAAAAACTTTGGTCATCAGTATCTTCAAAACCAGCTAAAGCATTTAATAAACTTCTATATCCAATACTTTTAATTAAAAATTGTCATTTATTATCTGCTTCACTATAATCATTATTTCTACTTATTCCAGAAGCTATTTGTAGTATAGCTCACATATCTTCACCAGTATAACCTGCTTCTCTTCCCAAGAGTGTAGACATAGGAGTTCCATCTTGAATTTTAATGGTATAAGATTTTAAATTATCAGTTAATTGCTTTTCATAGTTCTTAGCATTTGCGCCTAACGCTATTCTTAAAACTCCACCTTCATCAGTAATATCAATAGAAAAGTCTTTCTTAGCTTTCTTTTTATAATAAGCTTGTTTCTGTTTTACTTCTTTTAATATTTCTTTTAATTCACTATCAGGATTAAAATTAACTCCATAATAATTATTTCCAGTATGACTATAAGAAACTTGCTGTTCTATAAAATGTTCAATTTGTTCGTTAGCTTCTAATGCTTTTAAATGTGAGCGGACAATGCCAACACCTTCACTAACTTCTCTCAAAGTTTTATCAGCTTCTCGTAATCAGGCAATACATTTTTTACGAACTTCATCTAATAAGAAAATATCTTTCTCAAAATGACCACTATTTGTAGAACCTGTTTTACCATGTCGAACAATCATGCCACTTTTTATCTCTTCCTGACAAAGCGGTATCAACTGCGCCGCAAGTACTACTTTTCCCATTGCAGTATTATATTGTTCATTAGCATTATCAGGAATTTTAAAAGCATCGTTACTATATTTACCCATTAATGCAGCAATAACTTTACCTGCGGAAGAATATCCAGCTAAACTATCTTGTCCTAATATAGAACCTTCTGTTACTTTTAACATAGTATTTTCTACATATGCATCTAACATATGTTGAGTTTCATCAGATAATGATTGTAAATAATTATTAATAGTATCTACAAAATCATCAATAGTGTCAAATGTTAATAAATCTTTTTTTAATCTGGTAATAATTTCTCTCGGATCCTTATCCGCACTTATTTCTGTTTCATCATTATTTTCGAAATCTTTATTAGAAATTGTAGAAATTCCTTGTAAAATTTCTCCACTGAGAAATTGAGAAACAGCTTCTTCATCTATATTATTTTGTTTAGCTATTCTTTTAATTTTTTCTTGTCTTTTGGCTAAATTTAACAAATGTCTTTCTAAAATTTCTGTTTTTGTTTCATATCAAATTTGATTTGCTCAAGCTTCTTCGGGAATATGTTCTTGTCAGAAATGTAAATATCTAAAACTATAATTTTCCATTTTATACTCCTGAAAAATCTAAAAAAAAAGAGAGGTGCTTGTAAAAACACCTCTCTGAATATTAATTAAATTATGACTTTGTAACTGTAACAGTATAAGTCTTAGTAGCGGTTCCCTTTGTAACCTTAACTGTAACTGTATTCTCTCCAGTAGCCCAAGTAGCAGCATTACCATTAGTAATAACTGTTGTACCATTTTTAATTTCAATGGTAGCAGTATTATCTGTAGCAATAGCACTAATTGTACCATTGGCTGTAGTTGTTGTACCAGTGTAAGTTAATGTTTCAGCATCGAATGTTGGGCTAAGAGTAACTCCACTAATTGTTAATGCAGAAAGAGTAGCATCATCTTCATCAACTGGAGTTTCTGTAGCTTCGATGTTTTCGTCACCAATAATCTGGAAAACGACAACACGCTTTTTGGTTTTATCAAACTTTGTATAGTCAGGGAATGCATCCATAACGAATGAGAATGTTGATGGATCACCAGTATTAGCCATATTGAAAGTAAATGAAGATTGAATCTTAACATTAGGGAAGATAATCTCAACTGGCATATCCTCACCAGAGTATTCTTCACGGAATAATCCAGAAGCTTCTACATAGTAGTTTCCAGCAAAGTTATCAGCATCAATAGTAATCTGTTTAACGCCAGCAGTTTTAACTACATATGTATCAACACGAAGAGTGTGTCCAACATATCCAGCAGCACCATCAAAGGTAATTTCAATTCCATCAGAACCTACTGTATGTTCACCATCAGCAATAGAAGTTGTTGCAACAGGAACAACACCAGCACCAGCGTTATCTAGAACCATACCAAAAATAGGAGCAGTTCCAGAATTAACATAAAGAACAACATCTTCTCCACCAGCTGTATCAGCATCAACTTTAACTTTTCCACCTGCTAAAATAGGAAGATCGAAAGTTGTGTGAACATACATTTTCTGGTCACCAGTACCAGCATCAATAAGTCCAGCACCAGTTAGAACAGCAATACCCATAGGAGAAAGAAGAGCATCTTCTACGTTAAATGTAACAGTACGTTCGCCTTCCCAAGCAATAAGACGAGGATTACCACGACCACCACGAGCATAAACTAACTCAGATGTTCCCTCGACGCTTGAAGTCTTAGCTGTATCAATATAAAGTACAGGTTGACCTTTTGCGAAAGTAGTGTTACCAATTTGAGTCTGGGTACGAGCTTTGAATACAACGTCACAAATTTCACGAATACCAAAACGCATCTTAAGTATCACCTATTCCTTTCTTTTAATCTCGGTAATTTTTTACAATGCCATTGTTTAATCACCATTCACTAAAGGAATAGCGATTCTCTATAATCAAGATTCCAACAGAATCAAGACTAATTATATAAATTTCTTTGTCAATTGTCGGGTTCATCCATATTTTCAGTGGATGCAAATGGTTGTAAAGCAATTTTTTGATATAAATCACATTCTTGTTTTGAAATATATCTTGTAAAAGCATCGTAGAGTTGAAAAGGAGTATAATTATAAAATATATTTACATCCATTTGTAACCCAATAGACAAAATAGAAGTATAAAAACTAAATAATGATTGAAAATTGTCTGAAGATTTTTTATTAGTTCTTTGTCTGGCTGCTTCTAATTTTTTAGCAATTTTTTCCGCTAATTCGTTTGCAGGATTAAATTTATTTTCTCTACTATCTGGCGGATCAAACAATTCTTTAACAACAGTAGAAAAATTTTCAAAGTTATACATTTGAATCATACCTATAACAGTATTATTTTCATCCTCTTGTAAACTAAAATTTATACTATTTTGAGTATAAAATACATTATAAATAGGGAAACATAATTCAAAAAACTTATCAAAAGAATTTTTAATTAATCCTTCATCAGTTTTTATTACCTCTAATAAAATTTGAAAATTACTAAATTCATTTAATTCAGAATTGCCCTCTTTTACTGAGGAAAAAAAATCTTCTGGACTCCCAATCATTTTTATAGCTGTAAAAAATTCATTTTCTCCAAATTGAACTATATCTTTAATTGTAGGCTGAATAATAAATATTCCACAAGTAGGAATTTTTACTTGACTTCCTGAAAGATAAAGTCCACTATCTCCTTGTAACCTCATATTAATCACTACCTATTGAACATGTTCGCGAACATCTTCATTAGTAATTATTTCATTTTTATCTTCATCATTTTCATGTGTTGCAGAATATTGAAGAACAATTCCTCCTCAATCTTCATTCATTATTAAACGCTGAGCGCCAACAAAACGAAGTTTTCCAATACCAGTTAAACGAGTATTGTTTAAAATTCCATCAAGATATCCCGCAATAGCAATTGGACGAGTTTTATAATTATCCAATTCTCAACAATCAGTATTACAAAAAATAGAAAAATTTATAGTCACATTTCTAAATTCAGGATTAGAAGTTGGGAAAAAATCTGTAAATTCAATGATTATATAAGATTTAACCTCTCCAAAGTCTTTAATTTTTAATTTTGGAGTTAAAGAAATATAACCCTCTTCTTTTAACTTTCCTAAACTATACTTATCTATAATTTGTAAATATTGACCTTGACTTTCATCAAGACAATCAGGAGTGTTAATAATTAAAAGTCTTTTTAAATAATTACTATAAGGTTTGTTTTCTACAAATAATTTTCTTAATATTAATTCTTGGTCTTTTTCACAAGAAAGGAAGCTAGAATGAAAATCTGTCATTATTTGTTGTGATACTCTTTTCATTTTAAACCTCCCTTATAAAGATTTAATATTAATTGTTTTAACATACTGTTCATTATCTGTAATTAATCCAAGAGTGAAAGAAGATTTCTTTCTAGATATAATTTCAATAGTACATTGTGTGCGGGAAGATTTGACAATTTTAGCCATTCTCTCATCAGGAATTGTAAATTCTCCCTCAACTAATGACGTATAAGTAACAATATCATAAGGATATACTTCATCAGGTCCTTGAATGTATTGTACTGGATCTGCAATTGTAATTTCTTTTTCATATACAGTATCATTTATAATATATTTAATTTTAAAACTACCAATTGCACTTTCTAATATATTAATAGAACAAATTTGAGCATTTTGATAAGTATCTATTAATATGGCTTTTGAATCATTATCCGCAAGTACCCATTGACCAGATTCATCATAATAATTTGAATTAATCATATAACTAATATTTGAATCTTGTTTAACTATATCTTGTCCAATAATTATATCATTTTCATCTTCTATTGGGACAGAAGGTAAATTTTTATATTCATTGGTATAATCTTCTTTAATTACTAATTCAATAACTCCTGGAGTTGAAATAGAATCAATAGTTTGAACTTCTCAAGGTAGTCCCGCAATATTAATTTTAGTAAATCTGTGAAAATAATCTAATGTATTTTCATCCTTCTTAATATAGATTCTTCCAGATAAATTCATTTCATTTAAATTAATACTGCGTTTTTGAAACCATCTAATATCAGTTTCAGTTGGACCTTGAAAATAGATTCAATAATTTTTATTATTAATATCAAGTTGATAACGACATCTTATAATTTGAGCTTTTAAATATGCTGTTTCTACTAAATCTGGAAGAAGAATCATTCAATAAGTTTGATCATCTAAACATTGAAATACATCTCCAGGTTCAAGCTCACTACTAAAATCAACTGAAATTATTTTTTTGTCATAGTCCATTTTAATATTATCAGTATTTATTAAACAACGAACTATTCTTTTTAATGGAGTTTTAATTCATCTACTATTATAGTCTGAAGCTAATGCTAAATGAAAACTCCATAGTTTAGTTTGTTTTATCCGACCATTAGAATTTCCACCCCAATATTTTATTCTATTTTTTAAAGAATTAGACATTTTGTTTAATCCTATCTAAAAGGCTACAGCATTCAAATATTGTTCTTCTATAAAGAGTAAAATCAATATCTTGAGATACTTGTAAACCTTCTAGTTTAGAAGCACAAGTTAATAAATCTCTTTGGTCGGAAAAAAGACTACTTAACCCTAGCAATTCTACTACCAAGGTTTCTAAAGGCTTATGCCAATCTTTTTCTTCTTCCCGCATAGGAAGAAGTTTAAAAACTTGAGATAAAATTCTACTAAGATTTTCTTGTACTGTAACTGTATCTATATCAATATTATATTTTGTCATAGTCATTAGTCTTTCTCCTTCATGATTAAATCGAAGGTAGACTCATAACTACCATCCGTTCTTTTTCTTCTACGTCTATAAAGTCGTTGAAGATGAAAACCTCTTGTTTTATATTGTTCTTGAAGCTTTAAAAGTTTGTCAATATGACTTGCTTGACTTGTAAACTTAAAATCGCTACCACTATATTTTTGTCGAATATTTTCAACACTAGCTAACTGATAACCAATTCATTCAACAATCATATATTGACGTAATATCATTTTTTCTTCTAAATCCAATAAACAAGAAAACCGAGCATTTTCTAAATCTACATTAAATATGTCTTTTTTAGGAAATTCAAAGTGCGGAATGGCTGCTAAAAGAATTTCTTGAAGAAGCTCTTCTGTATCCTCTTTTGTTAATTCCATAAACATATCATCAGTAATTCCCGCAAGGAAGAAATCATACATCTCAGAGAAAGAAGTTACCTCTTCATCAGCCATTTTTCCTCCTTAAACTTTTACTCTACGTCCCGTAGATTCTTCTTGTTTATTTTGTTGAACTCTACGGCCATGCTTTTCCTCTTCTTTTGGAGCGTCGGCCGCAATAGCTCTTTTATTTTTTATCATATTTAAAACATTTAATCCAGTAGCTTTACTAATAGCTTCCATACGATTAATGTCAGAAATTTCAAGTTCAACTGCTCGATTGACTAATCTATTTTTAATTGCTTTTGGAGCAAAATCAAGAGCATCTAATAATGTATCCATGCTCGCAGTAGTTAATGCGGCATCAATATCTTCATCAGTTCAATTATATTCTATAGTATCATCCCGCACACCAAATTCACGAGCAAGAGCTTTATTATCTACTCTAAGGTAATTTTGAAGTAAAATTTTTCCTCCACGATCATAAGATAATTCTCTTAATTCACCAGCTTTAATTTTAAAAGTAGCTTTTGGAGGAAATTCTCTTTCAATTCCTGTTGGTGTTTTATAAGAAACTACAGAATCCGAAAGACTAGTTACTGCAACAACCTCATCATCAGGAATAGCAGTCATATCTACAATTGTCATTTTATCTCCTTATATCTCCAAAAAGTAGGGGAGGGGAGTTTCACTCAACCCTCCCCTACTTCTATAAATTAAAATTAAACAGTCTTGGTAAGACTGGTATTTACATACTGAGTAATTGCAGGATTAGAGAATACTGCGATACCAAACTTTTTATAGGTCTGCATATCGGTTGACCAATCATCATTATCTGTGATTGTACGAACCATTGTTGGACCTTCAAAAGCAAGTTTAACTGGTTTTTCAGTTCCAGAAGGAATGATGTAGCACTTAGAAGGATCAATAACTTTTTCTTTATTTGTTTCATCTAGCATAGACTGACGAAGAATAAGAATATTGTGTCCTAAATAAGTAGCAAAATATCCCTTATTCCAAAGAGTAGATTTCATATCATTGGACATACGAGAATCAGCAGGAACCATTGTACGAGCAAATTCTTCTGTACAAATGATAGTTGAATTTCCACCATTATAGGAATCAGAAATTGTTAAAAGCTTATTAAAAGCAGCAGGATTAAATACGTTATTTGTATAAACGTTATTTGGATTAGTTGTGCTATCAGGAAGTACTGAATCTAAAGCTTTAGCAATTTCTTCATAGATATAATCATCCATACCTTCAAGGATAATTTCAGTTAAATCAGAGAACTGAATGCGGCCATCAAGGAATTCCTCAAAACCAATACGGCAAGCGGAACCAATAGCGCTCATCTGAACTTCTGTCTCACGTCCATCAAGCATGAATGTCTCATAACGACCAGCTAGACCGACTTTAGTAACAAAAGTCTTAGCACGTTTCTTGGAAGCTTCAGTAATACGCTGACGGAATACAGCTTTATCACCTTGAGCTACAATGCGGATATCAGCAAACTGACCATACTGCTCCATAACACGGTTAGGAAGAATATCATCAATTGTCTCTT